CCTGGCCTTCACCGACGACTTTGGATTGGCGGCGATCACCCCCGAGCCGATTTTGGCCGGCAACGTGGCCGAGGGCAACTGGCCCTGGACGGCCCCCGGCATCGGCGTGGCCGTCTCCGCCTGTTTCCCTTGTGGGGCGATCGTGCGGGGTGAGAATCTCTTGGTGAGCTATGGGTGGCTCGATCAGGAAGTCCGCCTGGCGGAGATCCCGATCGCCGAGCTGCGCGAGCGGATGGTTGAACCGGAGCCCGTGGCCCTGGGAGCGCGGAGGAGAATCGTAAAGCATGATGCGTGAAGCGTGGAGCGTTTTTCGCCCTACGCCCCACGGCCCACGCCCCACGTTTTGGAGATCCCTATGAAATACCTTGAAGAGTTCGATGCGGCTGAATGCGGCGGACATGCCCGCCGTTACGCCGTATCGCTGGAATGGATCGAGCCGCTGCTTTTGCCCGGGGCCGTAATCTACCAGACCGGCCGCGGCTTCTGCCCCTTCGACCTGGCCGCCCGGCGACTCTTTCCCATCGACCTGCGCAGCACGGGCCAAAGCGACCTGCGTTATCCGCTGCCCCTGGCCGCAGAAATTGCCGACGGCATCTTCTGCATGGAGACCATCGAGCACATCGACGACCCGGCCGACTGCGACGGCGAAATGTTCCACGACGCCGGGATCCATAACCTGCTCAGCGAATGCCACCGCATTTTGAAGCCGGGCGGATGGCTCTTCCTTACCACGCCCAACGCCAATCAGTACGGCTGCGCCTGGCGTCTGGTAAAGGGCGACTCGCCCCGCTGGTGCAACGGCCACATCCGCGAACTCGGCTATTGGGAACTGTTGCATTTCGTTCGTCGCGCCGGCTTCGGCGTCGAGCGGATCGAAACCCGGGACGTGTGGGAGGACCTCCCATGTCCGACGGAACTCCGGCAGGCGATGGACCGCCTGGCGCCCGGCGTGCCCCGCGGCCATTGCGTTTTTATGTTGGCGCGAAAGCGGACGTCTCCTAATCCCTAATTTCCAATCCCTAATCCCTTCCTTTTTTCCATGCCCGACTATCGACCAAGATCCGACAAGGCCGAATGGCACCTGACCCACCGCTGCGACCTGGCCTGCCCGAACTGCAATCGCGCCTGCTTCCTGCCGCCGCAAACGCCGGATATGAGCGTGGACGACGGGCGGGAATTCTGCCGGCAGGCGGCGGACCTCGACTACCGCCCCCGCATCATGCTGATCGGCGGCGAGCCCACCTTGCACCCGGACTTTCTTGAGTTCGTGAAGCTGGCCTCGGCCTTCGCCGGCTCGGACCGCGTCGAAATCTGGTCCAACGGCTTTTCAGCGCAAGCGAAGGAGCTGCTCGCGCTGGTCCAGGACCATGGCCTGGCCATCGTCCAGTGGGGCACCGTCAAGCGTGGCAACGCCAGCCATCCGGTCCGGGACATCTTTATTGCCCCGGCCGACTTCGGCGAGACCCGCGAGCCGTGCGGCACGCATGCCTGCTTCGCCGATCCGGACTGCGGCATCAGCGTGGACTCGGGCGGCTATACCGTCTGCTGCATGGGCGGGGCGATCGACGGCATTCTGGGCCTTTCCGTGCGGACCCGGCGGCTGGCGGACCTCTGGGACCCGGAGTTCGCCGCGCGGCAGACCCGGGCGCTGTGCGACCATTGCGGCCAGCACCTGGGCATCCCGCCGCAAAAGCGCGCCGCCTGCCAGCGGATCCACGGCACGCTCATGTCGCCCGCGTGGGCGCGTGAGAGCAGGAGGGCAATTGAGCAGGAAAGCAAAAGAACAGGAGAACAGGAGAACAGGAGAAACGCCGATCTTCCCCCAAAGCCGTGCTTCGCCTGCTCACCTGATCCCTTGCTCACCTGTTCCAGCATGGAGGCCCTGCCTCCATGCTGACGCCCCGCCAAGCCGCCGTATTTGACTGTTTGCAGGCCCTGGCCGCCGACCTGGGCTATCCGCCCACCTCGCGCGAGATCGCCGCCAGGGCGAAGCTGAGCGACACCAGGGCGCGGCAGCACCTGGCCGCCCTGGAGGCCCGCGGGGCCATCCAGCGCGACCCGGGCACGGCGCGAGGGATCAGGATCGTGGGGCGGGGAGCGTGAAGCGGGGAGCGTGGGGCGGGGGCGACAGTCCGGAGACGAGAGCCCAGAGCCGACAGCCCCATAGGGGCAAAACTCGATAGCCCAGGGCGCCGCCCTGGGTAAGGTGACCCGACGTGGGCGCAAGCCCCATAGGGGCGCGACAAGGAACCACGAATCACACGGATAACACGAATGAAAGCTGACTGGCAATACCGCGGCATCCGGCTCTACCGGGGCGATTGTTTGGAGATTCTACCGCGGCTGCGGGCTGCCAGCGTGGACATGATCTTCACGGACCCGCCCTATGGGCACAAGAACAATGACGATGATCTGATCGCCAGGCGGGAACTTGCGCTTGGCGGCAAGCGATACCATTGTCAGAACCCCGCCAGGCCGATCCTGAACGACGGCCCCGAGGCGAATGATTTGTTCCACGCGAGTTTGCCGGAATGGGCACGCCTTTTGCGCTGCTGCTGCTGCTGCTGCTGCTGCGGCGGCGGTCCTGATCCGCAATTCGCGCGCTGGTCGTTGTGGATGGACGAAGTCCTGCGTTTCAAGCAAATGGTGGTCTGGGACAAGGGACCGATGGGCATGGGCTGGCACTACCGGCGTAGTTACGAGACGGTGCTCGTCGCGCAGAAGGGCAAGGGAAAGACCGCCTGGTTCGACACCACGCGGCGGATCGAAAACATCATCCGCCCGGCATCCGGCATCCGCAAGATCATTCCCTCGGCGGCCGATCATCCTACACCGAAGCCGGTCTCGCTCGCCTCCCATTTCATCCGCCTGCACACTTGCCCGGGTCAGGCAGTGCTGGATCCGTTCATGGGCTCCGGCTCAACCGCCATCGCCTGCATCCGCGAAAAGCGGCGGTTCATCGGCATCGAGCTCGACAAAAAATACTTCGCCGCGGCGGTGGAGCGGATCGAAGCCGAACTGGGCGCGAAGCGGATCCGCCGGGCCGTTGCGCGCATCGCCCCACGCCCCACGCCCCTCGCCCCACGCTCGAAACGTCGCCAATTGGCGACGACCGGCCGGGAATTTCGGGCGAAATAATCGTGCGGCGTGAAGCGTGCGGCGTGGACCGATCGCCCCACGGTTCCCGCCCCACGCCCCACGGTTCCCGCCCCACGTCCCACGGTTTTCCCCCGCCCCCCAATGGCCCCCCTGCGCAAAAACGCAGCCCCCCGCCGCGCGCAGCCGTCGAAACCGCGCCGTATGATTGCGATAGCCAAGGATACGAAAAGGCCCTCTCAGGCCGGCGTCGGCCGAGCCGCCCCAAGTGGCGGCGACCTGAGCGGGTGACAGTGGCAACGCCGTCCGCCAAGCCGGGCGCGCCCATTAGGCAAGATCCTTCCCATGAATTTTGCCGGGTGGTGCGTGCGCGGCCCTTCCGTTGCGCGGCCCAAAACCCGGCGGCAACGGAGCATGAAACGATGGCAGCCGCAGTCAAGGAACTTCTGGAAAAGCGGGCGCAACTGGTCAGCAATGCCCGCGAGATTCTCGATCGCAATCGCGAGGGCGGCAAACTGTCCGCCGACGACCAGGCGCACTACGACCGCATCTTCGCCGAGGTGAACAGCCTCAGCGGCGAGGTCGAGCAGCGCAGTCAGTTCGCCAGCCGGCAGGCGCAGTTGGACGCCGCCGCGGGCTGGGAGAAGCAGGCCGACAAGCGCGACCTCGACCCCAACCCCGAGACGCCCGAGCAGCGCGCCGCGGCCGAGCGGGCCGGCCTCAAGCTGGCCGCCAAGACCGACTTCTACGGCATGCTGGAGAAGCGCGCCAAGAGCCTGGCCATCCGCCACGCCTTCGAAAACTACCTCAAGCGGAAGGCGACCGAGGACCACTACCGGGCGCAACTGCACGAGCACCTGCCGGTGGAATACCGCGATTTGCTGGCCGGCACGGCCGGCAGCGGCGCGGACCTGATCCCGCCGGTGGAGTTCATCGACCAGATCCTGATACCCCGCGATCGCCAGGTGCTGATCCGCAAGAAGGCCACGGTCCGCCGGCTCTTGAAATCGACCGACGGCTATCAGCCGACCATCGAGACCAACCCGGACGACGCCGACTGGACCACCGAAATCCAGCCCGTCAACCCGGACAACACGGGCGCCAACGCGGCCGGCGGCATGACCACCGGCAAGCGCGAGCTCAAGCCCAACGTGCTGACCAAGCTGGTCAAGGTCTCCATCAAGGAACTGATGGTCCTGCCGCAGGTCAGCGAACTGATCGCCGATCGTCTCGGCTACAAGTTCGGCGTCAGCGAGGAAAAGGCTTTCATGGTCGGCACCGGCAACGGCCAGCCCCTGGGCGTCTTCACCCTGGGCACGACCTCGGGCATCAAGAGCAGCTCCGACGTGCAGACCTACAACGCGGCCACGGCGCCCACCATGGACGGCCTGATCGCCGCCAAGTACACCCTGCCGCCGCCCTACTGGGCCAATGCGGAATGGATGTTCCACCCGGTGTTCATCAGCCTGATCGCGCAGATCAAGTCGCTGATCAACACGTTCATCTGGCAGCCCTCCACCCAGGCCGGGCAGCCGGACATGCTGCTGGGCTTCCCGGTCCGCACCGACGTGTGGGCGCCCTCGACCGTCGCCGCCAATGCCTACGCCGGCATCCTCGGCGACTTCAGCTACTACCACATCGCCGACCTGGTCGAGCCGTTCAGCGTGCAGCGCCTCAACGAGCTCTACGCCGGCACCAACGAAGTCGGCTTCCTCGGTCGCGAGTACTGCGACGGCATGCCCGTGATGTCGGAGGCCTTCGTCCGCGTGCAACTCGGCGCGTCGGGGGCGGCGGGAAGCTAGCGAAAAAAAAGGGATTAGGGATTAGCGATTAGGGATTAGAGCCGCAGCGCGGCCGCGATTCCTTCTCCTAATCCCTAATCCCCACTCTCTAATCCCTGTCCGCGAGGAGCCCATGCTCGTCCGCGTCCGTTTGCTCATGTCCTGCCTGGCCGGTCCCGACGGCATCAAGTTCCGCGGCCATGAAGTGGCCGTCTCCCCCGAGCAGGCCCTATTGCTCGTCGCCAGCCGGCAATGGGAATACGTCCTCCCGCCGCAAGCGGCGGAGCCCAGAGACGAGAGTCAAGAGTCCAGAGCCGAGAATGCCACCGCTGGCTTGCCCAGCAGTGTTCCAAATGCCCCGCGTCCCCGGCGTGAATTCCGCGGCCGCCCGCTGAACACTGAAAACCGAAAACCGGCGGCCGCCGCGGCCGCAATTGAAAAATGACCCTCGTCGTCGTCAGTAAATCGCCCGACGCCGTGATCAGCCTGGACCAGGTCAAGCGCTGGCTGCGCATCGACAATCCGGACGAGGACGACCGGGTGCAGTTCCTGCTCTCGGTGGCCGCCGATTACGTCGAGCAGGTCAGCCGCATGGTCTTTTCGGAGACCGTCTTCCAGCTCGTTTTGGACGCCTTCCCGGCGGTCAACTGGTATCAGTATTACCCGGTGATGGCCCCGTTCCCGCAACTGCTGACCCTGGGGCAAAACTTCTTCCTCCCGAATCAGACCATCAACCAGCCGGTCTACCCGGTCACGTCGATCGACTCGATCCAGTACGTCGACGCCGACAGCGGCCAGGTCACCACGCTCGACCCGTCGCTCTACACGGTGGACCTGGCCGGCACGCGGATCGCCCCGGCGGCGCAGCAGATTTGGCCGGCGGCCAAGAACCAGCTCGACTCGGTCACGATCCAGTTCCACGCCGGCTTCGGCCCGGGCAACGTGCCCACGCCGCTGAAGCTGGCGGTCCTCAACCATTGCCTGCTGGCCTATATGAACCCCGGCGGCATCCCCGCCGCCGATTTAGAGAATCTCGATAAGGCAATCATCGCCCAGAGACAAAATCTGCTCGTATGAGCGTGGACCGTGGGGCGTGGGGCGTGGACCGATCGCCCCGCGGCCCACGCCCCACGGCCCACGACACGAACACCCATGCCCAGCCACAGAACCCCCATCGGCCAGATGCGCAAGCGGATTGCGATCCTGCTTCCCAACGAGGCCGCCAGCGACAGCGGCGAGACGGCCGGCGATCCCACGACCCTGTGCATGGCCTGGGCCCGCATCCTGCCCTTGTCGGGGAGCGAATCGTGGGTATCGCAGGAGCAGCAGGAATTATCCAGCCATCAAATCAACATGCGCTACCAGCCGCGCATCACGCCGAAGATGTACGCCACCTACCAGGGTCGGACCTTCAACTTCACATCGGTCCGCGACCTGGACGAGATGCACGAGGAGCTGGAGATCCTCGCGAAAGAACCTTTGCAGGAGTGAGACATAACGGGATTAGGGATTAGGGATTAGTCGCAGGCGAGATTCCCCCCTCTAATCCCCAATCCCCAATCCCTAATTCCCGCCCCCATGAACCTCTTTATCTCCCTGAAATCCGCCTTGCTCTCGATCCCGGCTGTGGCGGCGATCGTCGCCAGCGACGCCCACGCGCCCGACCCGACGACGGCCCGGATCTGGAATAGCTGGGAGCGGAAAAACGCCTACCCGTGCATCATCATGGACATCGACCGCGAGGCGGAGCAGAACGACCTCAGCGGCCGGGGCGACCTGATCATCGCCGAGGTGACCGTTACCTGCCGCGACAACACCCACGACGGTTCCGACGCCTTGCAGCAAGCGGTCCGGGCCGGACTGGCCGGCTATAGCGGCGATTTCCAGGCGGTGCTGGACGATACGACGCACGCCGAGCCGCCCAAGGGCGACGGCAGCACGGCGCATTGGTACGACCATGTAATGAGCTTCACGATGTTTTGGAACGAATGAGGAGCAAAGGGATTGGGGATTAGGGATTAGGGATTAGCGGCTGACGCCCAGGTCCCGGCCCCCTTTTTCCAATCCCCAATCCCCAATCCCTGCCCATGGAAGCACTCCGCGGCCTCGATCAACTGGTTCGCACGATCAACCGCCTGAAGGACAAAACGGTCCAGAAGGCGGCCAAGGCCGGGCTGAACGCCGGTCTGACGGAGCTCAGCCGCGCGATCAAGACGGCCGTGAACGCCAGCGCCGCCAGCCCGGAGCTGAAGGCGGCCGCCCGCCAGGCCGTCGGCAAGCGGCTGGTGAAGGAAAGCGAGAGCCGGGCGATCATCGCCGCCAAGGCCGGCTTCGGCGTGGGCCTGCATGGCAAGCGGAAGCGGGCCAAGGCCGCCGAGCGGGTGGCGGCCCGCCAGGCCGCGCGGGCCGCGGCCGGCAAGCATGCCGGCGGCGTGGGCATCTCGGCCGCCGACATCCAATGGCCCGTGCTGGGGACGCAGGACCGCTTCACGGGCGCGAAAACGACCACCAATCGCCAGGGGCGCAGATATACCAAGGCGACGGGCAATCCCGTGCATCACACGGGCCGCATGCCGGCGGTCCTGAAGGGGATTGTGCCGGCCGTGGCGGCAAGCAGCGGCGATCGCATCCTACAGGCCGTCCGCGAAAAGGTCCAGAAGACGATCGCCTCCGAGGTCCACGCCTCGCAGGTGCCCAGATTGATTCACTAAATACTTCACACTGGAGAAATCCCCATGTCCACCCGCACCTGCAAAGGCTGCGCCCTGAAGGCCACGATCAGCGGCACGCTGACCGCCATCGCGCAGATCATCAACTTCGACCTCGGCGACATTGAGGGCGAGACCTACGAGGCCGATACGCTGGACAACGCCAGCGCCGGCATCCCCTACGCGCCCACCGGCCGCGTGGAAGGCGGCAAGGTCTCCGGCGAACTGTTCTTCGATTACAACCTGGGCTCGCACGCCGGCTACGTCGGGCTGATCGGCTCGGGCGGCGTGGCCTGCGCCGCCAGCTTTCCGCAAACGACCAGCTTCAACGCCGCCTTCACCGCGGCCGGCTTCGGCCTGGGCCTGACGGTTGCGCTGAAGGAGGGCCTGAAGGGCAAATTCTCGATCAAGATTTCCGGCCAGCCGGTGTTTGCGGCTGGAAGCTGAGTACAGGAGGGATTGGGAATTAGGGATTAGGGATTAGACCCGAATCCCCATCCGCTTGCGACCAATCCCCAATCCCTAACCTTTAATCCCTTTCACGAGGAACCCACGATGAAATGCAGATTCCTGATCGACATGGAGCGGCCGTTTGAGACGCCCGAGGAGGAAGCCGCCTTCCGGGCCACCGGCCGCTTTCCCATCCGGCCCGCGGGCAGCGAGCTCGAAAATCCCGAGGCCTATTTGCTGGTCCGCATGGGCTGCGCCGAGCCGGCCGATCCCGAGTGCGAGGCGGCGCACGGCATGGGCCCCGAGCAACTGGCCGCGGCCAGAACGGCCTACGTCCGCGTGGCCGCCGGCATCCACCCCGACGACTATGCGGCCTTCGACGCCGGCGAGATGGTCGGCTACGACGCCGACGGCCGCCCCATCCCCGGGCCGAACTATTGCGGCTCGCTGGCCGATTACGAGGCCGGCGCGATGGAGGAAGAGGATACGCTGGATTGAGGACCGTGGGGCGGGGACCGTGGACCGAGCAATCGCCCCACGCCCCACGCTCGACGCCCCACGAATATCAAAGTGGGTTCCCGGATTTGGGGGCCGCGGGCGCAATCCCAACGCCCCCGGATCCGTTTTACCCATAGAAGCAGTTTGAAGTTTTCAGTTTTCAGTGTTCAGCAAGACTGGGCATCGGAAGCTGAAAACTGAAAACTGAAAACTGAAAACTATCACGAAAGGAACCCCATGAAAGACGAGAATCCCCAACTGCTCTCCCGCGACGACCTGATGAAACCTTTGGCGCGCCGCTACAAGACGGTGGGGCCGCTGCCGGTCCGCGGCGGCTACTGCCGGCTGCAATCGTTGAGCGAGCGGGAGGCCTCGGCCTACGAGGCGGCCAGCTACGATCGCGGCACCCTCGTGCGCGCCCGAATGGAAGACGCCAACCGCCGCTACCTGGCCATGTGCCTGGTGGACCAGGCCGGCAACCGCCTGCTGGGGCCCGGCGACGCGGCAAAACTGGCCGACTGGGACCGGGCCGACATGGTCTTCCTCTACAGCGAGGCCGTGGCGCACGTCAACGCCAAGCGGCCGGCCCTGGAGGACGTTGAAAAAAACTCCGAAAAGACGCCCGCCGCCGGCTAGCGCTGCGCATGGCGGCGCGGGCCGGAATTTTGGACGTCGACCGCTGGCTGGAAACGATCGCGCCGGAGCGGCTCGACGAATGGGAAATTTTCCAGCGGATCGAGCCGGACCCGCTCGATCGGCTGCGGGAGGTGCTGAAGATGGGTTTCGCCCTGCTGGCCGCCGGCCTGGGCATATCGAAGGTAACGCCGGAGTTTTTCGATCCGGTGAAGCCGGAAGAGGCGGCCCCGGTCGGCGCCCGCGAAGCGGCCGGAATGCTGCGGAGGAGCGCGGGGCGTGAACCGTGAAGCGTGGACCGTGGAGCGGGAAATCGTGGGTCGGGGGCCGTGGACCGTGAAGCGAACGATCGCCCCACGGTCCACGCCCCACGCCCCACGGTTCTGATTCCTAATCCCTAATCCCTAATCGCTAATTCCTCCCATGAGCACCGCGATGGGCGACCTGGTGGTCTCGCTGGGGCTGGACAACACCCAGTTTCTGGCCGCGCTGAACGGCTCGGGCGAAAGCCTCGACCAGTTCGCCACGCATTCGAGTGAATCATCCTCGGAGATTGAGGGCCACGTCGGCGGCGCCTCGCGGGCCTTCGGTTTTCTCGGCAAAGAGATCAGGCATGCCGGCGAGGAACTGGGCGGCGAAAACACGGTGATCGGCGAAACGATCAGCGGCCTGGGCGGCACGGTCACGGGCATCGGTGAGGTGGTTCACGGCTACCACGCCATGCACACGGCGGTTGAGGTCCTCACCACCGCGCAGGTCTTCTTGAATTCGATCAGCCCGCTGGGCTGGACGGTGATGATCGGCGGGGCAGTGGCCGCCGGCGCGGCCTATCTGACGCTCAGCCACCATATCGAGACGGCCGCGGAGGCGGCCGAACACCTGAAAAAAGTGCTGGGCGACATCAATGCGCATCACGGCGCGGAGTTCGACAAGGACGCCGCCAGCAAACAGAAGGAACTACAGGAGAACCTCCGCAATCGCGAAGAAGATGCCCGCGATCTCAGCCCGCTCCACGCCGTGTTAATTAGCGGCACCTACGGGTTGAAATATCTCCTTGAGCTGCATGCAATCGACAAAGCCCATTCCGCCCTCGACGAATTCAACAAGGCGGTCGTTCAGCATCGCCAGCATGAAGCGGGAAACGCCGCCGACAGCTACCTTTCGCACCTCCGCGAAGAAGCAGAAAAGCTCGACAAAACGCCGCTGGAGCAATTCCAGGAAAACCTGGCAAAGTCCGGGCGGAGCGCCAAAGAGGTGGCCGAGGAACTGGCCAAGGCCAAGACCTATTCGGCCGACATCGAAAACCACGCCATCAAGTCGGCAATCGACCGCAAGGAGAAGGAGCTCTCGCAGTTCGGCATGAGCGACTCGCAAAAGTACGTCGCCAATTTCCAGGCGGAGCATCCCGGCGCCAGTTCCGGGCAACTGGCTCTGGTCAAGGACCAGGCGGCCCGCGAGGACGCGCTGAAGAACGACACGGCGATGGAAAAGAAGCTCGACGCCGACCGCACCGCCGAGACCGCCCGGCTGGCGGCCGAGGTGAAGTCGCTCACCGAAGGGCCGATGGACAAGCTGATCGCCCAGGCCCGCGACCTGCAAATCGGTTTGGCCAACGGCGCGATCGGCCGCGGCGACTATGCCTCGGCCATGGCCGCATTGCAGGAGAAGGCGACTCCCAAGGCGGAAAAAGAGGCCAAGGAGGAGGCCCCCAAGGCGATCGAATACGGCACGGCCGCCGCCTTCGAGGAGCTCTACAAGGCCATGCACCCGGACGAGCAGCAGGACCACGCCCAGCGCACGGCCGAGAACACGGCCAAGATGGCGGAACTCATGGAAATCATTCGCGACAACACGGCGAAAACGGTGGTGCTGGGATGATCGTTTCCTTCCACGAAATCCACGACGGCCGCGGCGGCGGCGACGAAATCTCCTCCAAGGAGCAATCCAAGGTGGAGTTCACGCGGAAGTTTCGCGCCGTCACGTCCAGCCCCTACGACGGCCCGGACGTGGTGCTCGCCGCCATGGACCCGCTGGGCACGCCGCATCCGGCCTATCCCAATGCCTTCCTCCGCCGCCGCCGGGCCGAGAATTTCGCCAAGAGCAAGCTGGTGTGGATCGCCACCGCGCAATACTCCAGCGATCCGATCGTCTCGCAAAGCCCCCAAAGCGATCCGCCGCAGGCCAGTTGGGATACGGAAAGCTTCAGCCGGCCCTATGAGTACGACAAGGACGGCAAACCGGTCGCCAACAGCATGACGGACGCCTTCGTCCCGCCGCCCAGCGATACCGATGCATTTTGGGTCTGCACGGTGAAACGGAACGCCACCTTCGTGCCGACCTGGCTGCTGAGCTATCGCAACTGCGTCAACAGCGACCAGATCGTGCTGGACGGGGTCACGGTGCGGCCGCTGTGCGGCTGGCTGAAGAGCATCAAGATCAGCCCGATCCAGTTCCGCAACCAGATAGCCTACCGCGCCCTGCAATTTCAGATCGCCTGCAAAGACGGCCATCAGCTCCGCGCCGCCGTGAGCGGCATCGGCCCCACGCTGGATGATTGGAAAAAATACATCTGCGACCGCGGCAATCGCCAGAAGAGCCAGGACAACCCCGACCTGCCCAACTACGGCAAGCCCGTGCCGATCGTCAACGCCGACGGCACGGCCGCGCGGATCCCCTGCTATCTCGACGGCAGCGGCATCAACATCGTGACTCCCACTCCCGACAACGTGGTTTTTTTGCCCTTCCACCTGAAACCCGAACAACCGTTCGGGATCCTGCCCCTCTGGTGATCCATGGCCAACGAAATTCAAGCCAGCCTTTCGGTACGCATCCTCAACGGCGCCTATAGCCAGGTGATTTCCCCGCAACCGGCGAGCATCGCGCAGACCAACGTCGGGGCCGGCGGCATCCCCTCCCAATCGATCCCCACCGCCGACACGGTAATCGCCGGACTTACCGGCCTGACGGCCAACGGCTACGCCTTCCTGCAGAACCTGGACGCCACGCATTACATTCTCTGGGGCCCGGACAACGGCAGCGGCGCGATCGTCGTCCTGGGCAAGCTCAAGCCGGGCGAATATGCCTGGGTGCGGATCGCGCCCTCGGTGGTCCTCCGCGCCAAGGCCGACACGGCCGCCTGCAAGCTGCAGGTTTTCGTGTTGGAGGATTAGGCGATGTCGGTCCAAAACGATGCCGTCGACCGCATCTCGGCCGCCGTGCGCGGCTACGAGACGCGGCTGCAGGACCAGCAGCCGATCCAAAACGGCTACGTCGAATCGCAGCCCCTGCGCTGGATGGTGCTGACCGCCGACCTGCCGGCGGCGACGACAACCACCATCGCCGGCACGAGCATTACGATCACCGTTCCGGCCGGCCCGACGGTCGACGCGCCCGCCAACGCCAACCCGGCCGACTGGCAGGCTTATGGCAACAGCGGGGCCGGCGGTTACGTCGTCGACACGGCCACCGACTATTTTGTCGCCGAGACGACCGGCAAGCGCTCCTACTCGCAGGGCGAATGGGTGCTCTGCCGGCCGATGGGCAGCGGCAATGGATTCATTTGGGAACCCCTGTCCGCCGCGGGGATGGCCGCGTTCTGGAACGACGAATCCTCCGCCGCTGCGCCGCCCTATGCCGTGATGGCCGTCACCGGGATGCACGATCTGAGCGGCAGCGGCGCAGGTCCATTCCTGCCGGCCTGCAAGCGGGTCACCACGGCCCTGATCGCGACGCAGCGGCAATACCTGGTCAACGGCGCGACGCAGGTCGCCGCCCAATCCTCCGGCGCGTACCAGGACGCCTGGGAAGTGAAATGCCTGTACGGCGGCACGGGCACGCCGGCCGTGGAGGACGTCTGGGCGCCGACCGCGGGACAATGGTATCTCACGAAAAAGGACAAGCTCGCGCCGGCCTGCGTCTGGGGCGTCGTCGATGCCGGCGTCTATAACTCCGCCAATAGCGTGCTGCTGGGCAAGCAGTGGATCTTCGGCTCGGTGCATCCGCTGTTTTGGAACGACGAAAGCTCCGCCGACGCCCCGCCCTGCGCGCTGATGATGGTCACGGGTCTGCACACTTTGCCCGACGGCACGGTCGTGCTCGCGGCCAAGCAGCCCGCGGCAATTACCTCGCAGCCGTACCGGCGGCACTACATCGTCAACGGCTCCGACACCGTGGCCCATCAAAGCTCCGGCCGCTTCCAGGACGACTGGGAGGTCGAATTCGCCTACAGTTCGGGCACGCCCGCGCTGGAGGACGTCTGGGGGCCGGCGGCGGCCGGCGGCTGGTACGCTGAGAAAAAGTCTAGCAGCGCGCCCGACTGCCAATGGGGCATTGTTGTCGCCGGGACCGTGGCCAGCGGCATCGCCGGCGGCAAGCAGTGGATCTTCGAACAGGGCGCATGGTGCTGGGCGCGCGTGCAGGACGCGGCCACCGCCGCCAGCGCATCCCTGGCGGCCTGGACCGCCAATCATGACGGCGGCCAGAATTGGCCCGCGCCCGTAAAACCCTGCAACCCGGACGGCAGCCTGATTTCGGGGGCCGTGCCCTTTGCGGCCCTGACGCCGATCGACCCGGAGCGGGATACTGACCTCTATCCCAACGCGACGGCCGACGACGGCACGGGGAGCATCGTCTTCTGCCAGCGCGACGGATTGACCGGGCAGTGGATGATCGTCGGCGAGAAGGCGATGGGCGACAAGGCCCATACCGTCAAGCTGTGGAATTCTACTAGCGGTCCGCCGCGGGGCTGGGCGCTGTTTACCGCGATGGCCGATCGGCACCCGGTCTATCCCGGCGTCGTTACGGGACAGACGGCGCTCGGCAACCAGGGCGGCTACACCTGGCACGGCAAGGCGTGCCCGGGGGATGCAAGCACCGGCGGCACGCCGGGCACCAACGACCATCCGGACCACAACGATCTCGCCGCCTGCTACCTCACAAATTTGCTGCAGGGAACCCCGGGCTCGGGACAGAGCAATGTGCCCGGGTGGCTGCTGACGGCCGATCCAACTGGCATAGACTACGAGCATCTCGGCCCCTTCAACAACAACAAGGACACGGACAATCGCTCGCTGTACTACTGCGTTTACTTTATTCAGCGCGTGTTGACGATCTGACATCCAGCGCCCGTTCGTGAATTTCGTGAATTTCGTGGATCCTCCTCCGATGGCCTTCCCGATTGAAAAGGCAGCGGCGTTCATCCTCGCCTACCCGGCCGGCATGGTCGCGGTCGAATTGATCGACTGGCTGCAAAAGAATCGCGTGGCGGCCATTGCGCTGGAGAACAACCGCACGAATCGGCACATCGTGGTGGGCTACAATCTGTGTGTCCGCCGCGCGCTGGACTCAGGCTTCGAACATTTCATCTTCGCCGATAACGACATGCGGCCCTCGCTGGCCGAGGCGGCCCCGTTCCTGGCGGCGGCCGGCGACATCGTGGCCTGCAAATACCCCACGGAATGCGGCGAGGCGGCCTGGCCGGAGCCCAGCGGCTTTCACACCGGTTTATGGCGCAGCACACGGCGCGTGCTGGAGGCGATCGAGCCGCCCTGGTTCCTGCCCAGCTTTTCCGAGGACGGCTGCCGCGTGCTGACCTGCGAGTGCGCGCTGTTGCCGCTGAAGGCGCAGCGGGCCGGATTCACGGTCCGACATGCCGGCTGGGCGGGGCACACGCCGCGGCAGAGCGTGGAGCGTGGGGCGTGAAGCGTGGGGCGGAAGGCGTGGGGCGTGGGGCGTGATGCGTGGGGCGGAAGGCGTGGGGCGTGGAGCGCGATCACCCCACGCCCCACGGTTCACGGTCCCCGCACGCCGCAGGCCTTCAGCAGGGCGAAAAGGAGGAACAGTCCGACGATCGCGGCGGCCTGGGCCCAGCCCCGCCAGGTCGGCCGGCCCTCCTGGTCCTCGTCGTCCGGATTGTCGGGATCCAAGAGGCCCATCAGTCCAGCAGCGCCGGTTCCTCGGTCAGCGATTGAGGGCCATTATCAGCAAGGCCGAGATCATCCCGCCGACGATTCCCACGCAAGCCATTCCGACGCCAATCCCCAGCCCGGTGACGAAGCCCAACCGAAAACCGCCGGACTGTGGAGCCGGCTGACGCGCGGCGTAACTGACCGTGCTTCGCGTTCGCGTTTGCGGATGATCCAAAAAGTCCAGGTCGCCCATCGCTATTCTCCGCCGGCCAGCAGCCCGACGGCCCGCAGGCCCTCGTCGATCGGCCGCTCGTGGTGCGAGCGCCAAAATTCTTCCACCGCCTCGGCCAGGGCCAGTTTGGCGCCCGGGCTGGCATCTCGGATCCGCGCGGCAAGGGCCTGGGCGTCGATCGACCATTTCTCGCCCAGGCCGTCGAGCCGATCGGCGTCGGCCACCTCCGCCCAGAGGCACTGCCAGCCGCTCTCGTCCAGGATCGTGCCGTTCAGGGCGTCGCAGATCCCGCAGGCCTCGCCGCGCGAAAGGTGGAGCGACTCAATCTCCAGTTGCCGACACAGTTGCCGCCGGCGCTCGGCCACACCCGCGCCGTAGATTGCCGCCGAGACGTCCTCGGCAAAAATCGGATCGCTCAAGAGCGCGCTCACCAGGGCCTGGTAGCGGGCCGTGATGTCGGCCGTCAGCCGCTCTTGCCGGGCCACGTAGTTTTCGCCTGGCGGGTAGCCGGCGACGTGCTCAAGCGGATCGTAGTCGCGGAGCACCCGGCCGCAGGCGGCGGCCGTGGCCGCGACCTCCGCGGCGTCGTGGCCGCACTCGCCCTGCCACGAGGTGTGATAGCCGATCCGCACCACGTATTGCCCGGCCTCGGTGCGATAGATGGCCAGTGTGTGGTAGCGATTCTGCTCGCGGCCCCCCATGTGCTGGCCGTCGACCGCGGCAATGTTTTCGCCGCGGATTCTCAGTGCCGCCTGCCCGCTGCGGGGCAGGAGGAATTCTTGGATCTCATTTTTCGGGCCTGACATTTTTAGAGCGTTTTCGGTTAGGGATTAGGGATTAGGGATCAGGGATTAGGTTTGAGCCGGCGCGCGCCGATCAGGTTCAGCGCGACGGACCGGCCGTCGGGCGTATTGGCTTGATCGAGTTCCGCCAGGGCGGCGGCCATCTCGGCCACCGTCGCCGGCACCAGGATTACATGGTGGCCGGCCGCCTCCAGGTCGGCCGCCACCGCAGCGATCCGCGCGGAGTACTCTTCGCGCGGAAGATCGCCGTAGCCGCCGGCCACCCAGGCGGCGTGCTCCGCCGCCGGCACGTCCCAGAGAAATACCAGGTCGGGCCGGCCGTGTTCGGCCGCCAGGTCCCGGACCAGGCGGCCGACACGCCGGCGATAGCGTTTGTCGGCGGCCATCAGTCGCGCAGACTCCTGCGGCGCGGGCGGGCCGCCGGGACGTACTCGCGCTGCACCACGGGCTGCCACCAGCCGGCCGGCACTTCAATCGGGCCGTGCTCCTCGTGGGTGATCGGGGTGGGCCGCTCGACGAACAGCACGCGGCCGCCGCTGGCCGGCTGGTATACCCGCGCCGGCAGCACGTGGGCATGTCCGGTCCGCTCGCCCTCCACCCGCAGGCCGGCTAGCGGAGTGCCCGCCTCGTCCACGACTCGCGTTTTTTTCGCCGGCTCGGGCACGCGGACCAGCAGGACGTCGCCCTGGCGGATCTGATTGATTTTCTTCGCCACGATTTTTCTCCTCGTCGTCTGGCCGGCTCACCGAGCGCCGGCCCCGCTCCCTCGCGATCGATCGTCGCGGGTGTCTCCGCCGCCCCCCAAGGGGCGGCGGGTGGACCCGAGGCGAAGCGCCGCTATCACGCGGTCACGTCGGGCCGGTACTCGCGGCCCTCCAGGCCAAACGTCCAGGCCACGGCGGCCGCCACGCGGGCCGAATCGCTCGCGAACGTGCCGTAAAATTTCGTTTCGGAATTTCCGAATTTCGGCGGCACGCGGAGGCAGTGCGCCTCGCCGCTGGTGGAGTCGCGGACGATCAGGTAGCAGCGGTAGCTGCTCCCGCCGCGGCTGCCATAGGAGCGATCGCCGGAGCCCCAGTTGCGCGAGCCGAAACTGCAAAAATCCCGCATCGTGACCAGCACGGCCCGCCAGCCGGCGCCCACCTGGACGCTGGCGACCTCGGAGCCCTCGAGCTTGTGGTGGCGCGATTTCTTGCCCTGGAAATCGTAGTGATTGTCCAGGGCGGCCAGGTCCGCGCGGCACTGCTCGCCGATCCGGCCGACCGCATTGACCAGGCAGCGGACCAGGCCGTCGCTCACCGGGCTGGTCGAGGAGCCCAGCCCGAACTCGGCCAGGCGGTGCGCGGCGACCAGTTTCCGGGTCGCGGCCGCGCCCAGCTTGCCGGCCGCGATGCGGTCGCGAAAACGCTTCGCGGCGGCTGCCGCTGCCGCGCGCCGGCGGCCGGCCAACTGGCTGGCGATCCGGCCCGGCTTGCCCCGGCGGGCACTCTCGGCGACGCCGCGGGCTGAGCGGCGGACCTGCCGCTCGCGGAGGATCGCCAGGGCCTCTATCACCACGGCCCGCGTGGCGATCGGCGACTCGATATATTTCTTCGCCTGGCCCAGGGCGGCCCACAGGTCGCGCCGGCTCGGCTCGTGGGCGAGCAGGCCGGCCACCGTGCAGCGCTCGCGGGCGGCGGCCTGCATCTCGGCCAGCCGGGCGGCGTGCTGCTGGCGCGCCAGCCGGTCCGCGAGATCCTGATTTGCCAGGCGGCCCTCGCACTCGGCCCGCCGCTCCTGAGCCAGCAGATAGTCGGCCTGCCGGGCGGCCTCCTGATCCTCCCAGGCCAGCCGCCGGGCCGCATCCCGCGCCTCGGCGGAGTCGGCGAGGCTGGCCTCCTGGCTGTCGCTTAGGCTGCCCGGCCAGGCGTGCGCCGGCTGGTGCTCGCGCGCGGCCTGGATCAGTCGCTCGATCTGGGTGGAGGTGGCAGAGTCGCCAGAGATAGCAGTAGCAGTAGTCATACATCGATCCCTTATCTGGCCTCGTGGCTGGCCCGAGGTTCGGCCCCCGCCTGGTATACGCCGGCGGGCCGCGTGTGTGTCTGGCACTGATATATATTGTATCGGCTACGCTCTTTTTGTCCAGCACAAAATCAAAAGTCGTAACCCTATATCTATCTAGCGGTTACGATTCAATCTTTTTCGGCCGGCCGCGCGGGCGGAGGGCCCGCCGCAGAATCTCGATTTCGCGGGGCGAAATCAGGTAGCGGCCGGCCACCAGCCGGCCGGCCCGGCCTGAGCGGCACTCCCGCCGCACCCAGGCCACCCCCGCGCCGATCGCGGCCGCCGCCTCCCCCACGCCCACCAGATTTTTTAGTTGATCCATGCCCTAATTATGGCGGGGCCGATTGTTTTGTCAAGGGAAAAAAGGGATTAGGGATTAGGGATTGGGGATTAGTGCCGATGCGCGGCCGCCTCTAATCCCTAATCTGCTAATCCCTAATCCCTCAACGCCGCCACCTGCGATTCTGGGGCCTCCGGCCGCCAAGGTCCAGGGATACCTATTTGCCGCTCCGCGCCCGCCAGGCGCAATCCTACGCGATCGCCGCCGTGGGGGATGGGGGATGGTGTGGCCTTTTAATCCGTAGGTCTCGGGTTCGAGTCCCGACAGCCCCACTAACGACGGAAGGGCGGGGAAGTTTTCAGTTTTCAGTGCTCAGTTTTCAGCGCGGGGCGCCGCGCTTGACAGGGTTGCAAATTACGATAATATAGGAGCATGGTCGCCGTGGTCACAGACAGAGACGCGATTCGGACGCTCGCGCGGAACATCCGTCGATTGATGGAGGACCGCCGCGTTCCGCTGACCCAGCAGGCTCTCGCGAAGGCCGCTGGCATTCAGCAGTCGGCGGTTTCCCGAATTCTCAACGCCCATAACGATCCGTCAGTATGCGTAGTTCTCCGCATCGCGGATGCCCTGGGCGTGCCGATGGACATGCTCTTCCGGGAGCAGTCGGCGAGAATTTTGGAAAAGGTCTATTGACGACCGATTGCAAATTTAGATAATTAGCCGTTATCGGGTCTGAGTGGGCCCGGTAGCGGCGTTCTTTTTGGTCGGGCGCGTGGCCCGGCCGACGCCAGACGGAACAGGCGAACAAGGGAGCAGGTGAGCAGGCGACCGGAAGGTCTTTCACCTGTTCTCCTGCTCCACTTTCACCTGTTCTCTTGGCCGCTCGCGGCCAAGAAACGCAGCCGGCCGGCAGATTTCGATGCGGCCGCCGGCCAGGTGCGCCAAGAGAGAAGGGGCCAAGGAGGACAAGGCCACCCTCGTTGCGCGTCATAGTAAGACACGCGGGGCGGCCTGTCAAGAGGAGCAAGGGATTAGGGATTAGCAAATTAGGGATTGGGAGGAAGCCAGCGTCGGCACTAATCCCTAATCCCCAATCCCTAATCCCTCCAACCAAGGAGGAAACCATGCTGGTACTCACGAGGAGACGAAACGAGGCGGTGCTGATGCGCGGGCCGCTGGGCGACCTGATCACGGTGCGCGTGCTGGACCTGGCCGACGGCCGAGTCCGGCTGGGGATCGACGCGGCCGACGACATCCAGATATGGAGGCCGGGGGCGAGGAACCAGAACAGGAGAGCAGTGGAGCAGGAGAGCAGGCGAGGGCCGGCCCTTGCCCTTGCCGAAAGCTGAAAACTGAAGACTTGCGGGGGCCACGGATGAAACACGGATCGAACACGGATTGACCGCCTGCGCGCGAAGACATCAGGGCAATAACGACTAACCTCTAACGGGAAAGGAGGAGCGGTCCGACGACAAGGGTGTGACCTGGTGTCTTCGTGCGCGTGCGGTTTCCCATTCGCGTGGTCCGCGGTCGAAAGGACCGATTACATGAAAGCGACCAACGAGACGGAAGTGCTCCGCGAATTCGAGCGCAAGCTGCTGCGGATCGTCGTGCTGCCGCCCGGCACTTACTCGGCCGAGTTCATCGCGGCCATCGCCGAGCGGCTGGTGGGCGCCGGCTGCGGGCTATTGCTGCGGGCCAGCCGCCACACGCGGCCGCCCCTGGACGAAGCGGACCAGCTCGGGCGCGTGGTTTTCGGCGCGGTCTGCGGCGTGCTGGGGCATTATCTCAAGGCCCATCCGGACGGCGCGCCCGAGCCGGCGGGACTGATCAGCATCAATCCATCGCCCCGCGCCCCAGGCCCCACGGATCAATGCGATCAGGGAGGGCCGGGGAAGTGAACAGGGGATTAGGGATTAGCAAATTAGGGATTGGGAGGAAGCCAGCGTCGGCACTAATCCCTAATCCCCAATCCCTAATCCCTAATCCCTCTTCTTTCGTAGAGCTACGGATATATAGTCCGTTGCTCTCGCGCGATTTTCCACCTTTCCAAATTCTCCAATTACACTGGAATGCCGGCCGTGGACAACTTCGCCGCGCGGCCTTTTTTCTGTCGATGCTCTACGAGGTACACCATGAACATGCACGATCAGGAGCAATCGGCACGGAGGATTTGGAGTCGAGAGTCGGAGAGGGCAAAGGGGACAGTCCCAGTTTCGTCGAACGAAACTTGGGACAGTCCCCGCGAACTTTGGCCCGATGCGCGGCTGAGCGACGCCATCAACTGCTTCTTGGAGCGGCAGCGGCGGCGCGGCAACAAGCCGCGGACCATGGACGATTACCGCCATGCCCTGTGGGCCTACGTCCGCTACGCCGGCGGCGACTTTCCGGTACGCGAGCTGAGGCGCGACGATCCGGTGAACTTCCTGGCCTGGCTGTCAGAGCAACGGATCGCGAACCACAAGCCGCACACGCTGCCCGCCGAATTTTCCACGCCGGCCATCACACGGTTTTGCGATCCGAAGTCGGCCCCGGAGACCATGCCCGAGAAGGGGCTGCGCGAGGAGCACACGCTGGGGCACGTGATGCGGCAGGTCTTGCCGTTCTTCCGCTGGCTGCAGAGCCAGGGCGTGGGGCTGGACTGCGAGATCCCGTCCGACGAAAAGCCCTGCCTGGCCCTCCCCCCGCCGATCGCGCCGGAGCTCGAGGACGTCTTGGGCTGGTGGGTCCACGCGCTCACGGCCCCGGGCCTGGCGATGGTCGTCGCCGGCCGACCCGGCGGCGACGGCCCGCGTCTGCGGCCGATCGGCCGGGCGCTGCGCCGCCGGGCCGTGCTGACGCAAGCCTACTGCCTCTTGACCGGCATGCGGCTGGGCGAACTGCTGGCGGCCCGCCTGGTCGATTGCCAGGGGGCATGGCTCTTGATCCGCGAATCGAAAACCAACGCCCCCAGAATCATCTACCAGAACCCGCAGGCCCTGGGGATCGCGGCCGCATTGCGGCGGCCCGACTCGGGGCAACTGGAGTTGTTTTGCGATCCCGAGCCGGGGCCCTTGGATCGGGTCTGCGGCTGGGCGTACAGCGAGTGTTATTGGTGCGCCATCACGCGCGGGCTGGGGCTGCCTCAGAAGAAGCCGCACCAGGCCCTGCGAAGAGCCTGCTCGAACTGGATGCTCTCGCCAGGCGCCGTGCCGCCGGGCATCGACGGCATCGCCGCGCAGCTCCGCGCGATCGAGTCGGCGCAACTGGGGCATGGCGGCGGGGTGATCGAAAAGTTTTACATGGACGTGCTGATGCGGATTCCGGCGGTGCTGGACCGCTTCCTCCTGCCGGACCTGCCGCCGCAACTTTGGATCTGGCCGGCGGCGATCGCGGCCGACTGCTCGCGCCCGGAACGGCTCTACGAGCAGTGGCGGCGGATCGTGGGCTCCGGCGGCGATCGCCGCGGGCGGCGGCGGGCGCGGCTGGCCGCGCGGGCCGGGGCCGAGTGACGGATTTTGAACGCGAGGGGGAAAGCGCGGGGCGGGGACCGTGGGGCGTGGGGCGTTTTCACGCGCCGCGCGCCACGCCTCGCGCCCCCCGATTCAGGCAGAATTCGGCCACGGATGAAACACGGACGTCTTGCGGATGGTCTCCTTTCCGCGGGGCAATGCCAGCCGTGTCCGTCCGTGGCCCTTTCGTGGGGCGTGGGGCGAAAGCGCGCGGGGCGGGGACCGTGGGGCGTGGAGCGTTTTCACGGTCCACGCATGACGCCCCACGCTCCACGATTTTTCCCGCCGAACCCGCCGGGCAGCGCAGAGAGAACCTGGCCTGGGTCCTGGAAGCAGGCGGGCCGCTTGGAGTGTGTCCGCCCTCTGCGCTGCTCGATGGGCTTGGCTGGCGAGAACAGGCGAACAGGTGAGGAGGTGAACAGGTGAAGGCACAACTTAGGGTCCGGGCGAACCTGATGGTGGAATTGGAGGCCGATCAGCAGAAGGACCTGTTCCGGCTGCTGGCCAGCGCGCAGGAGGTCTTCGGCGAAGTGCGGTGCGGAAAATGCAAATCCAGCGAGCTAATCTTTCGCGCGCGGAAGAATTCGCAAGGCAACGAGTTTTTTGAGCTGGTCTGTTCGCGCTGCCGGGCCGTGCTGCAACTGGGCGTGCATAAGGAGGGCGGGACCCTCTTTCCCCGCCGCCACGCGGACAAGGAAGGCGGCGAAAAGGAGTGGCTGCCCGATAACGGCTGGATGCGCTGGGACGCGGAAACGGAAAGGATGGTCTGAAGCAGTTTGAAGTGTTCAGTGATTCAGTGTTCAGCAAGAGCCGGAAATGCACAATTGAAAACTGAACACTGAAAACTGAACACTATGCAATAGCGGCGTCGGCCGTCGCGAGGGCTGCGGGACATAGGCCGGGCCGGAGCGGGCCGGCGCCGCGTGGCGGCAGAAGAGGGAAGTTAGGAGTCAGGAGTCAGGAGCCAGGGAGCAAGGAACGCATCATGGCGAAGAAACAAATCGACCCGGGCCCACTGGAACACATCTGGCGGGGCTCGGAGGCCGACGAGGCGGCGGTCAGGCGTTACGCCGCCATCAAATTCTGCGAGCGCGTGGAAGTGCTCAATCGCCTGCTGCTGACCACCGAGGCGCGAAAGGCCCACCTCTCGGTGCTGCTGTGGCTGCACGCGGCGGACGCCATGTCGGTGCCGGTGGAGGTCGACGCGGCCGCCATCGGCGACTCGGCCTCGGTCCGCCTGGGGCAGCGTGCGGTCCAGAGCGCGATCAAGTTCTGGGCCGACCTCGGCATCTTGATTTTGGAGCCGCGGTACGATAGGAATGGGAGACGCCTGCCTCGCTGCGCACGACTGGTCTGGGAGGCCGTTCTCGCAGTCGCGGGTCAAGCTGGCGCGGCCGTGCATCAGCTTCCCAGCGCGGGGCAGATGGTAGCCGAGGACGAGGGCCGGCCGGCCGTGGCCGGCCCTCGTCATTTGGCCGGTCAAAGCGGGCGCGACTCGGCCCGCGCGGACCAGTATAACGGGCCGTTTGGGGCCGCCGAAGAGCAGTCGTTTTCGATGCCACCCGAAGGTGGAGACCTTGGCGCACAGCCGCCGGACCCTGGCGCACAAAATTTACCCGAACGAGGGGACATTGGCGCACCTGTGCGCCACCCTGGCGCACACGTGCGCCAGCCTGGCGCACCCACGTGCAACCTTTCCATCCGCAAGGGGGATACTGGCGCACAAAACGACCTGCTCCACGTGGCGCATGCCTGGAGATCGTGGACGCGCGTGCGCGCGGCCGCGCACGGTCTTCAGTCTGAAGAGTCTGAAGACGTCGTCGTCGACAGAGATCAGATCCGGAGAGCCCGGCGCACAGAAGTGCGGAATCTGGCCGCCGAGGCGGCCACAATCGTCCACATGCGGCTCACCGATCCGCAGGTCCACCGCACGCTCACCGCCGATGCCCTCGCGGCCTTGCTGCTCTTCGATCGCGCGTGGCTGATCGAGTCGGCGCGAAAGGTCGGCGCGCAGATGCGCGGGGGCGACGTGCGGAAGCCTTTGGGCCTGTTGCAGGCCGTGCTGATGGAGGCCACCTGCGAGCGCGGCGGCATGGAGGCGATCGCCGGCAGGGCCGAGTGGAAGAGCGCTTTCGCGCAGGTGATGACGCCGCTGGAACTGCACGCCGAGCGGCACTATCCGCCGCCGGCCTCTCCAGCGCCGCCATCTCCGCCGCCGGCCGAGCGGCCGGACACGCCGGAGGAAATCGCGGAGCTCAAGCGGGCGATCAAAGAACAGCGCGACCACCTGCGGCGGACCGCCGCGGCCAGGCCGCCGTAGCTAAGCAAGGTCGACGCAGGCCGGCGGGCTCGTAGCTCCGCCGGCCGACGCCCCGCGGATCGAAGCCGTCTCCGCGCCGCATACCCTGGCGGCGCGGGGACGGGGGGCGGGGCGGGGACAGAGCAGGTGATTTTTGAGCAGGTGAACAGGTGAAACGCAATGGGGCCGCGTAGCGGCCGTTGATGATAGCCGTGGGTTTCAACCCACGGACAATGAAGGAGGCCAAAAGTCATGAAAAGGGGAGGCGTATTTCGCAAGCGGCCGCTGCCGGCGGCCGAGGTGGGCGGCGTGAAGCGTGGAGCGGGGACCGTGGATCGTGGGGCGACCGCACGCCGCCGCCGGCCGTCGGGCGGCCTGGCCCGACTGAAAGCCAAGACATTGCCCATGCGCAAATCGCAGGCGGCGGCCGAGCAGGACCTGGCCCGCTGGGCATTGCACAAGCGATGGGATGTCGTGCAGTCGGCCTATATCGATGGCAGGCCGGTAGCCGGCAGTGAGACGACACCGCCCAAACGTGAAACGAAAGGGGCAAAATCTGAAACGAAAGGGGCAAAATCTGAAACGGTAGCCGTGGCCGAGGACCAAGGCGGCAGCGCGTGCGCGGCCCGGATCGAGCGCCAAAAGGTGAGGACGCAAACATGAGCGTGCCGGTGGAAACGATCTGTGCCGAGCGGCTGGAGTCCTGGAAACAGCGGCTTATCGAAAACCACTCCACGCCGGCGCTGCTGATGGGCGTGGGGCATGACGAACATGCGGGCGAATTGCACCTGGTCGTGTGCGAGGAGCTCTCGCTGGAGGATCTCCAAGCACTGACGTGTTTTCTCTACCAGAAACTCGTGGTGGACAAGTGCCTGGCGGTGGCCGCGGAGCATGGCGATGGCTGAGCCGTTCGAGGTTCACCGGGGAGACTACCTGCCATGTCCGCCGGCTGATTTGGATCGGCGCGTGAAATGGCCGCCGCTGGAGCGCGGCCTGCGTGAAGTGCGTTTACTTTTCAAGAAGGATGCCAAGAACCATGAAATCACGATCGGTGTTTCGGAAACGACCGTTGCCGGCGGCTGAGGTGGGCGGCGTGAAGCGTGGAGCGGGGACCGTGGATCGTGGGGCGACGAAAGGCGCGCCGCGAGCCGTCGGCACGGGAACGCAGACGCTGGGCGGCGCGCTGGCGGACCCGGACGCGGACGGCACGCTCAGCGGCGCGGCGTGGCCGTCGATGGCCAAGGCCATGCGGACGGCCCTGGCCGAGAAGCTCACGAGGATCTACGACATGCCGGTGCCGTCGCACGTCGGCGCGTTCTGCGCCCAGGCGGTCGCGGCGATCGGCGCGGACGAAGCCCTCACCGCCGCGCAGGCCGCGCTGGCGATCCAGTACGTCCAGCAGTACTTGCGGGAGGATCTCAGATCGGAAACTCCGGATCGCGAAACCAAAACTTTCTCCGCCCGCGCGCCCGACGCGAAGGCGGCTCGGGCCGCGGCGGCCGGACTGCTGGAGGCCGCCGGCGAAGCCGGTGGCACGCACGCTGCGCCCGAGCGCGAGATCCCGCTGGCGGCGATCGCCGACAGCCCCTACCAGCTCCGCGAGGCCGGCGACGCGGAGCCGGACGAGGACCTGCAGGGCCTGCGCGACACGCTCCTGAGCCACGGCCTGCTGCAGGCGGTGGTCGTGCGGCCGATCGGCGACCCGAGCCGCGGCCGCTACGAACTGCTGGCCGGGCACCGCCGCTGCGCCGCCGCCAGGCTGGCCGGCTGGACCGCCATCCGGGCCCGCATCGTGGAGGCCGACGACGGCCAGGCCGAGGAGATCGTGGTGATCGAGAACCTGCTGCGGAAGGACCTCTCGGCCATCGAGGAGGCCCGCGGCTTCCGCGCGATCCTCAGCCGGCCCGGCGCGCCGACCCAGGAGGCTCTGGCGGCCAGGCTGGGGCTCAGCCAGGGCCACATCAGCAACCGCCTGCGATTGTTGCGGCTGCCGAAGCCGTTCCAGGAGGCGGTCATTTCGGGCGAAATATCGGCCTTCCAGGCCCGCGACCTGGTGCGCGTGGCCGACATGCCGGCGGTGGTCGAGGAGATCCTCGATCGCCACAAGGACATGAAAAAATGGCATCCGGGCAGCACCGTCGCCGACGTCCTGAGCCTGGAAGAGGGCGGCATCAATGACTACATCGACGATGGCACGCGGCCCATGGGCGGGACGGTGTACATCACCGAAATCGGCAGAGCGTGCCCCATTTTCGCGCCGACGGAAGAGCAGCGGCAGAAGCTCGACATCCGCGAGTTCCCCGCCGGCCGCGGCAGCAAGAAGACCGAGGAGCGGGCCTGCAACGTGAAGCTCTGGGACGAGCTGCAGGAGGCGCACCGCGCCGCCCTGATCGCCCGCCGCAAGCAGCGGCAGGACGGCGCCGGCAAGGCCGGCGGCGCCCCGGGCAATGGCCGGCCGCTCACCGCCGCGGAGCAGAAGCAGGCGGCCGCGGATGAAAAGGCCCGCAAGGCCAAGACCCGCGAGCAGCTCGCCCGCCGCCGCAAGTCGCTGCTGGTGCAGCGGCTCAAGCACCTGGTCGCGGGCCGCGTGCTGGACCCGGCCACGACGGACGAGGAACTGATCGAACTGCTTTCGATTGCGGCCCTCAAGGGCTGGGCCGAAGGCTACAAGGCCCGCGACGTCGATAAAGCGCTCACGAGGCTCAAGGGCGCTTCCGTCCGCGAACGGGCGCAGCGCCTGCTGGCCGAGTGCTTTTGGAACTCGCACGATGGCCGGCCGGCGGAAATCGTGTGGGAGAACTCCGGCCAGGTCCAAAGGGTCGCGCGGATTTTGGGCCTGGATCCGGTGGCCGCCTGGAAGGCGGACCAGCTCGGGCCGCTCACGGCCGCCTGGTGGGGCGCGCACGAGAAGAGCGAACTGGCGGCCATCGCGCAGACCAGGGGGCTCTGTGTGAGCCCCGATACGAAGAAGTCGGCCCTCATAAGCTGGCTCTCAGCCCGATCGCTCCCGCCGCCGCCGGGGCTGGCCCTGGGCAAGAAAGGCGATCGCCGATGCTGACCATCCACCAGGAAGCTGCGCTGCGCTGGCTGCTCTCGCCATGCAGGGAGCATGGCGGCACCGTCGGCCGGCGGCTGGCGCGCTACATGCCACATCACGCGACGACTGAGGGAGCGATGAATTTTCGCGAGGCATGGGAGGCGCTCATGGCGCTGGCCGAGGAGCACCGCGAGGAAATCCTTTTCGGCCGGGAGTTCGCCGTAGGCCAGGCGGTCTGGCCGCGTAGCGGCCGTTGATGGTAGCCGTGGGTTTGAATCCCACGGGCCGGGCGCGACGCGCCCCGGCGCCGCATTCCGTCGCGTCGCGACGGCCGGACATCAGGCGTCGCTACGCGACGCATCATCGCGCGCGGCGCGTCCACCGTGGGTTGAAGCCCACGGCTACCGGCGGGCCATCGCTACGCGATTTCGGGCCGAAAGCGGGCCTGCCGAGAACCGGATTGATAGTCCGGTTCTCAGCGGGGCCTTTTCCAGCGCATAATTCCCTGGGGCTCTATCACGGGGAAAATCATCATGCGGATCGCATTTTGGAAGCGAGAGGAAGAGACAGATCACCACGAACCACACGAATCACGCGAATCGGGCGCGGCACTGGCCGGGCCGGCGGCGCCGGACAGTACCAATATAATTTCAGCGCCCAACTGCGCACAAAGCCAGGCGGGCCGTCGGCTGTCGGAGGTTGTGACCCAGTTCTTGGCCCGGCTGGCGGAACTGGGTCGGTCGCCGCGGACCATCAGCGATTACCGCAGCGCGCTCTGGCTGCTCTTCGAGCATCTCGGTGCGGACCCGGCCATCGAGGCGCTACCCAAAAACCTGCCGACGCGATTCACGGCCTGGCTGCGCAGTACTGCGGCGGCGCCGTGGCAGCCGGGGACGCTGCCCGGGGGCTTCGCGCCGGCGGAGGTGGCCCGCTTCCTGGAGACGCCCTCGACGCCGCAGACGCGGCGCAAGGGGGGCAAACGCGAGCCGCACACGATTGGGCACCAGTTGCGGGGCTGCATGCCCGTATTCAAGCTGCTGGGGCTGGATTGCGAGATCCCCCAAAAAATCGCGCCTAACCTGGCGTTGCCGCCGGCCGCGGTCCCGGACCGGCACCAGATCGGCCAATGGTGGACGACCGTGCTGTGGAGCAGCCGGTCGACCGTGGCCGCCGGCCTGCGCCGTCGCGTAGTCCTGGCCCAGGCGATCGTGGTGCTGGTCGGGCTGCGCCTGGGCGAACTGTTGCGGGCCCGGGCCGGCGACGTGGAAGGAAACTGGCTGCTCGTGCGGCAGAGCAAGACCAACCGCCCGCGGATCGTCTATCTATGCCCGGCGGCACTAGGCCTGGTCCGGGCCTTGCACGAGCCGGCCGCCGACGAACGCGATTTGCTTGCCGGCAGGCGGCTTTTCGCGGAGCGGTTGATCGGCTGGCCGTTCTCGCGCTCGGCCTGGCTGGACTTGGTCCGCGAATCCGGGTTGCGGGAAAAGCGCCCGCACCAGGCCATGCGGCAATACTGCTGCACCCGGCTCTTCAATATCAATCCCACGGCCGAGGCGACGCAGCTCGGCCACGGGATCGGCGTCGTGCCCAAGTATTACCTGGACGTGCTGCGGTTACTGCCGGACATCATGCGCGACTGGCATTGGCCGGCGATCACCATGCGGGCCAAGGGACGGCGGTTCGCGTGGCCGGAGCGCATCGCGGCCGGCGACGAGCATCCCCGGCGGCTGTACCGGGAATTTAGGCGGATCGTGATGGCGTGACGCATTGGCCGCGTAGCGGCCGCTGATGGTAGCCGTGGGTTTCAACCCACGGAACGGGCGCATCCCATGCCGCATTCCGGCCGCGTAGCGACGATTGACGGTCAGGCGTCGCTACGCGACGCATCATCGCACGCGGGCTGGAGACCGTGGGTTGAAACCCACGGCTACCATCGGGCCATCGCTACGCGATTCCGGGGCCGACCATCGGGCAATCGCTACGCGATTTTGGGCCTTCTGGCGCGGTCGGGTTGTATCGATTAGCAACTTCAAAAAAGACGTGCGCGCCCTTTTTTTGCTATCGCGCACCGATCGCGAAGAGTTTGCCGTCACATGGCGACGGTTATGCCGCGGCTGACGACGCCAGCCGAGCATGGAGCCTTGCCTCAAGCTCGCGCTGCTCTTCGATGGGCAGCCGGCTGATGACGCGATCCAGACGCACTAGCCGCGGTTGTACAGGCTTGTCTTTCCTGGGGCGCAAGGCGGTCACCTGATCGGCGATCGCCTTGGCAGTCAGATGCCGCTCGAGGATTTGCCGCATCAGCCCCCTGGCCAGATCGCCGAGACCCGGGCGGACGTCCCATTGCTCCGTCACCGGATCGCGCTTCACGAGCGGGCAAAGCGCGCGAACCGTGGAAAGCGGCAGGAGCTCCACGGTATCGGCCCCCAAGAGTCGCGCGACCCAATAACAGGCGATTACGCGATTGACCCGCGCTGCCTCGCCGGTGATGCCCAGGTCGGCCAGGGCCTTTCTGAGTTGCTGGACGGCCGCCGGCCGATCGGGCTGCTGTGAGACCCACTGCCAGGCCAGGCAGCCCAGCCGCAACGCGCGGCGGGTGGCCTGGCAATCGTACTTGGTCCACTCGCCGAGGACCTCCTCGATCGTCAGTTGCCGCGGCTCGCGGGTTTTGGCCAGGGCCTCGGCCAGCGTGGCGCGGGACTGGGGGACAGTGGGGCGTGGGGCGTGGGGCGTGGGGCGTGAAGACGCCCCACGGTCCACGACCGCCTCGCGAATCACGGCGGCAGCCGGCGGGGTGTCGGTCGCGCCGGCTGCGGCGGCAAGGGGGACAGTCCCAGTTTCGTTGAACGAAACTTGGGACAGTCCCCGGCACTCCCGCGCCGCCGCGGCGGCAGTTGTGGCGCCTGCGGCCGCGGTCGGCACAGTGGGGCCGGGCATGACGGCCGGACCGGGTGGGAGTGGAGGCTGTGGATCGGTGGGCGCGGCGACCGGAAAACCATGCCGGAACAGGATATTGTGGATCGACTCGATCGACTCGATCATGGCCGCCTCCGGGGCTGAAAAGAGGCCGGCCCGGAAAACCCGCCAAGGACCGGGCCGGCGTCGCGCTCGAAACCCTCAAGAAATGAATCGGGCCGCAGAGCGTGACCACTGCGGCCCGGTTGAAACGGTGGTGATGCTTTCGTTATCGGCTGCCGTGGGTTGTGCCCTGAAAAGCAGTTAGGGCGCGTGTTGAAAATTTGCAACGTCTGCGGTTTGCACGTTCACATTTTGCATCATAGAGTTTGTCGGACAGAGAAGCTCTTAGCATGCTTCCAATTGCGCCGGCCATGCCGGTTCTGCCATGTGAAATGAATCATCGCGATTGAACGAATTCGCCCGCTGCGCGCCGCGCCCATCAGCGCGACCGGAACTCCAGCTAGAGCAGCTACGCGACCCGGTCGTGCGGGCGCGGCCCTTTTGAGCAAAACATTGAAAGCTGAAAACTACATGGGACACGTCACGTCGCGAACGAAGGGCCGAGAGACGAAGCCGGCGAAGCCGGCCGCCGCGCTGAAACAGCTCGATGAGCTGGTCCTGACCAAGCGGAACCTGGGGACGCTGGTGATCGCCGATCGGCGCTATGCGGGCCAACAGAAGAGCCGCAGTTACCAGGTGATGATCCTCTGAACTAGAGGGTCCACGAAAGACACGAGAGTCACGAAATGCGCAAAGCTACCGCCGCGAAGTTGCTGGCCACCATCGACAAGACCCTGGCCAAAGGCAAGCAGTACTACCGCACGGCCGGCGAATTGAAACAGCAGCTCGTCGCCGCTGTGCTGGATAGTCCGAAGGGCCGGCTGGACCTGCCCAACGGCAAGGCCGTCACCCTTCGCGATCCGTTCGTCGGACCCAACGGCGAGCCCAAAATGGTCTGGAAGCAGGCCGGCTTCGACCGCTGGGAACTGCAGGTGATCGATGCGCCCGCCGGCACTAATCCCTAATCCCTAATCGCTAATCCCTCTGATGGCCTTTCTCGCCCATGACGACACGCTCCGCGGCCGCATCGGCAGCCGGCACATCGGCGGCCTGAGCGTCGAGGTGGCCTGCGACGACCAGACGCAGCGACACTTGCGGGCGGGCAAGGGCAGCGGGCTGAGCGTCGATCCGTTCCCGCGCTGGAAAAGCCGCTTCGCCAAGTCGAGCGGATTCGAGCCGGAGCGGGACGGCCGGATCGCGCCGGCGATCGGCAGCGCAAGACAGAAAGCCGCGGCGCGGGCGTATCAGGACGTTGCCACAGGCGCGGCCGCAGACGCCCTCGCCGATCGGCGCGACGCACACCCGGAAGTTCCGTGCGGCGGGGAGCGTGGACCCTGCGGCGTCTTCGGCCCACGTCCCACGCCCCGCACCCCACGCGCGTCGGAGGCCGCATGAGCACCACCCTCACCATTGCCACGCCGGCCAAGCGGCACAAAGTAAAGTACCTGCACTGCGGCGGGCCGACCTTTCGGCGGCACGCGCAGCAATTCTTCGGCCTGGCCAGCGGCGACGCGGTCTGCTACCGGCGGGACAACACGCTGGAGGACCTGGTTATCTCGCACGCGACCCAGTGCCCATGGATCCACGTGGGCATGATCGCCTGGAACGCCGACCGCGAGGAGTGGGAGATCATCGACACGCGGCAGTGGCGGGGCGGCCGCCGGCAATCGCTCATCGAAGCGGTCCGCGAGAATCCCGGCCACTGGGACCATTTCGCCACCAACCCGGGCGATCGCTGGCCGGAATATAACCGCCGCCTGGCCGTGGCGAAGATGGACGAGTTCATCGATCGGAATTATGGCTGGGGAAACCTGCTCCGCGATGCGTTGACCCACATCCCGATCGTCCAGGCCTGGTTCCCCGTGGACCTGGCCGATGGCTCCGATGGTGGCGACCTGCCGTTCTGCTCGCAGGCATTCGCCCTGGCCACGCGGGTCGGCGGGGGAGTGGACATCTGCCCGCACCGGGCCGATCGCTACACCGAGCCGGTCCACGTCGTGCAGAGTTTGTTCTGCGAGTATCGGGGAACGTTCGTTTCGTGAAGCGTGGGGCGTGGAGCGTGGGGCGGGAAGAGAATGACTAAAACAGGAAAACACGAAAGAGAACAGCCATGCACGACGCCAACGGAAATCCGCTGAAAAAGGGCGATAAGGTCTTGATCCCATGCGAAGTCGTGGAGGTCTACGCCAGCGAAGATTACTGCGACGTGTCGGTGGAGAGCACGCTCGGTCGACGTCCAGGGTCACCCAATGGCCGGCCTCGATCGAAGATCGCCGCTCGATGTCCGCACTGCTGGGCAAGCCAGCAGTGGCACCCGAACGGGCCTCGTTCTCCTCCTCTCCGCCGCCAGACGGCCCCGTCATGTTCGGCGGCGGATAGATCGTGCCCAAAACTTCCTGCGGCAGGCCGTCCTCTTCGCGGGCCTCCTCCTTCGACATCCATGGGCCGCCGGTGGCCGTGTGCAGATAGCTCATGCGCGTGACGGCCTGAAGGGAAGATTCTCGCCCATCAACACGGCGATGATGGTAAAGGTCAGCGGCGGCGAGGTGAAGCTCGATCTTTGATCGCCCCACGGTCCGCGGTCCACGCCCCACGATAATGGAAACCTCCCTCCACACCCTGATCGCCAATCCGCACCTGAGAGTGGGACTGTTCGTGCTCGGGGCGGCGCTGGTCGGGCTGAGCCATGAGGATCACGAGTGGTGGAAGTTCGCAGGGCTGGCGACACTGGTCCTGACGCACTGGCTCTTATAGAGCAGATGAGCAACAGAGCAGGTGAGCAGGTGAAAGGCAGAAAAACAACCATTTTGGCGTTCCGATCTACTGGTCTCCTGTTCGCAATTCTCCTGTTCTGCGGCTCGGCCGCCGCCGGACCGCCGATCGAAGTGCCCGCCGAACTGCGGCACGCAAACTATCTCGACGCGGCCGGGCGCGGTTCCTGCGGTTTCGCCGCGGCCGAGGATCTTCTCGTCGCCGAAGGCCGGCCTGATGAGGCCGCCTACTGGCGCGCACACTTCGCCGGGCCGACGTGGATCCGAGACCTGCCCCGCAAGGCGCAGCTCCGACACCTGGCGTGGGACGCGACGGAGTGCGGCGACGAGGCCTGGTTGCAGGCCGCGAGCGACTTGCACCTGGCGGCCGTGATCGGCTGGGGCACTTACCAGCAGCGACTATTGCGCGGCCTGGTCTGGATCCCCGGCCACGCCGTGCTATTTCTCGGTTTCGACGCCGACCATGCGTGGTATCTCGACAGCAACGGACCTGCCGGATACCGCATGCGACCCCGTGCGGAGTTCCTGCGGCTATGGCGGACGGCCGGCGGCGACGGATTTACCTTGATTCCAACCGACCGTGGGTTGAAACCCACGGCTACCATCGGGCCATCGCTACGCGATTAGCCCAATTTCCCGGGAGACTTTGTCGTGAAGAAAAATGCTCGTACCGTTTTGGCCGTGATTGTTGCGGCCGCCGTCTGCTTCGGTGTCGGACTCTTACTCGCTTCCGCCGCCCCGGCGCAGTGCATCAACGGCCAGTGTCCGCTTCAAAATGGCCGCTGCCCGCTGCAATCGCTGTTGCACCCGCAGGCCCCGGTGGTGAACGTGCAAGTACCCGATTCGCCCACCCCCATCGTGAATAACTACCTGCCGGCTGCCGCACAGCAGGCCGAGGCAAAGCAGGCGGAGGCGAACCCGATCCTGGTGATTCTCGCCGTCCTGGCCGGCGGCCTGGTCACGGGCGCGCTGTGTTTCAAGTCGCGCGTCAACGCGGCCGGCTCGAGCGGCTCCGCCGCCATGCTGCCGATCGCCGGGGCGGGCGGTTTTGATCCGATGTACCTGGTGGCGGCTGCCGCCGGCGCTCTGATCGTCTACGGCATTTTCAAGCTGCTCGACAAGAAGCTGGCCGTCGACGCCGATCTGCAAGAGGCCGCCACGCTGGCCGCGAAGTACGGCCTGGACCATACCACGCGGATCCTGCACGCCCTGGCCTCCGGCAATCTGCCTGCGGCCGTCGCCGAAGGAAAGGTCTTGCTCCGCGCCTTGCGCGATCCGAAGCAACTCAAGACGCTTTTGCAGGGCGTGGCCGACAACGTGACCACGGCGCAACTGGCCGATCCGGCCGAGGCCCTGGCCCTGGCCAAGAAAGTGGCCGCGCTGTCCACGAGCAACCCGGCCGTCCTCAAGGCCGCCGGACTGGCTGCAATCGCGGCAGCGTGAACAGGTGAAATTGGAGCAGGAGAGCAGGCGAGAAAACGGGGAAGCAGGGTGATCGGTCACCTGTTCTCCTAATCCCCTGTTCTCCTGTTCTGACCCGCTCGCCGGCGGATTCGGGGAGCACGAGGGCGCGTCTCGCGATGGCACCGTATGGTGAGCTGCAGCCGCTCTTCTCCGTCCGCCCGCCGGCGAGTCTCTTGGCAGGGATTGGGGATTGGGGATTAGGGATTAGGCACCATGAACGAGCACATCTACGACGCCTGGCAATCCATCCACTGGGAAGCCGTTTACTACTCGCTCGCCGCGCTGGTCGCGCTGCCGGCGGCCGCCGTCGCCGCCTGGAAGCTGCTCCGCGCCGCGTGGCACTCGGGGGCCTGGTTCGCCAATGTACTGGACGAACTTCAGCAAATCAAGCAACTGCTCCAGACGGTCGCCAAGATCGGCCGCGAGCAACGGCGGATGCGCGGACGGCTGACGGACGTCGAGGCCGTGGCCCATACGCCCGCCGGCTGCGGGCTGCGGGATCGCGTAGAGGCCCTGGAACAATCCGCCCCACGCCCGACGGTCCCCGCCCCACGTTGATGATCGCCGGAATCGTCCACCATCTGAAGCGGCTGCTCGGCGACCGGGGCCTGCGCCCGGGCGCGCGACGCTCGGGGCAGTGGCCGGCCTTCAGAAGGCATTTGCTCGCAGACCATCCGGACTGCGTAATGTGCGGCCGGCCGGCGACGGAAGTCCACCATGCCGAGGAGCCGTATCACACCAATCCGGCCCGCGAACTGGACCCGAAGAACTGCCGCTGCGTTTGCCGCCGCTGTCACGAGCTGGGCGGCCACCTCGACAAGTGGGAGAGCCTGAACCCGACCTTCGATCGCGACGCGGCGACGTGGCGGCGGAAGATCGAGGCGAGGCCCTGAGCGAGTGTTCAGTTTTCAGTGTTCAGCAGCAAGAGCGGGCACTGGAAACTGAACACTGAACACTGAACACTGAAAACTATGTCCGTAAAGATCGACGGCAACCCGATCGCGAGCGGCACGCCGTACACCACGCCCGGCGCGCACAGCCTGACTCTCGACGCCGATACCACGCTCACCATACAGGCGTGGGGAGCCGGCGGAAACGGCATCAACGGCACCTCGACAAACGGCCGAGCGGGCGGCGGCGGCGGCGGCTACAGCGAGGCTACGCTGCTGTTGACGGCTGCGGGAGGCCCTTACACATTCCAGGTCGGCGCGCATGGCGGCACGCAGGGCAACCCCGCCACGTCCGCTACGCCGGGCAGCGCGGACACGGCGCTGGAGACGCAGCAATATAACGATTACGGGGTGAATGAGTTTTCCTGGAACAACGGCTGCAACGATGTGTGGGCGCAAGGCGGTGCATCAGGCAGCTTGAACACCGGCGGATTACGTGGTTGCGATTGCGGAGTCGCCAGTATTTCTCAGACCAATGGCGGTAATGATCCCGGCGGCACCAGCGAGAACGGTAGCTACTACTACGATGGCGGCGCCGGCGGCGCTGGCGGCACGGGAACGGGAAACGGCGGCGGCGGCGGCGCGGCAGCGGGGCCGTCTGCCGGTACGCCTGATTGGCCAGGCGTCATGGGTGGCGTGGGTGCCAACGGTGGAAACGGCGCAGGCACCGGCGGCACGGGCTACTCAGCCGGCGGGCACGGCGGCGTTGTCGGGAGCACGGCCGGTCAGGCCGGCACGGCTCCCGGCGGCGGTGGTGGCGGCGGTGCGAAGGCCGCCTCGGGCAATGCCGGCGGCGCGGGCGCAAACGGGCAAATCATCTTTTCGTGGAGCGCGGCGGCGACAACCGCAACTCTGGCGGCTACTGCAAAGCGTCCGGCGGCCGCAATGTCGGCGGCATACGGAATCGCCGCAAACCTCGCAGCCCAATCCAAGAAACCCGGCGCGACTCTCTCCGCAACCTATGGAATCCATGCCGCGCTGGCGGCCACTGCGAAGAGGCCCAGCGCGACGCTTTCGGCGAACTATGGCATTACCGCCTCATTGGCGGCCCGGTCCAAACTATCCAGCGCGGCATTGGCCGCGACGTATAACAGTCCGATCCCGGCGCAGAACTATTACAACCTGCTACTGAGGAGCTGAACCGATGTCTTCCATGCTTTCCAACGCCGCCGCGGCGGCCTGTGCCGGCGACGGCTCGCACCAGGGGCTGCTGGCTCTGCTGGCCGGCGGCTCGCTGATCGTCTATCCCGCCTCCCGCCCGGCGAACCCGGATGGGGAGGCCGGCGTTACGGCCCTGGCAACCTACACGCTTCCCAGCCCCGCGGCCAGCGAGTCCAACGGCGTGCTGACGCTGGGCACCGTGGCGGCGGCCTCGATTACGGCCAGCGGCACGGCCGTCTGGTTTCGCGTGACCACCAGCGGCGGCGCGGCACTCTGGGACGGCGACATCCTCACCTCGGCCGGCGACGGCCTGGTGCTGTCCGCAACCGCCCTGACCTCTGGCGGTACACTTTCGGCCCTGACCGGCGGCACGCTCACCATCCCCGCACACTAAGGCGCAACCATGCTGCTGATCTCCGCAGACGCAACCACCATACCCATCGGCCCCTTGGTCAACTCGGCCGGCGTACCGCAGGGCTCGCACAACGTCTTGGCCAGCGAGGTTTGGATCACTTTTGCGGGCGTGAAGCAGTCCATCGCCACGCTATACGACGAGGCCGGCAGCACGGTGCTGTGCGAGACCGACGCGCAAGGCTGCGCGCAATTGTCCTTGGCAGGCTGGCCGTCAGGCTTCAATTCGTTTCGCGTAGACGTGCAATCGAGCGGCTGCCTGGCGTGGTTCGAACCGAATGTGACAGTGCTGACGGCGACCAACTACGCCAACCTCATCAGCGGCGAATTGGGCAACACGGCCCCGGTTGGCATACCCGGAAGCGGCAGCCCAAACGCAATCATGCAAGGGTTGCAGAGCGATGCACCGGTTGCCCTGTACGTGTCACCTTTCTTCGTGCCCGATTCTTCGCTCGGCGGCATTTACTCGATGGGGACCATAACTTCCAACAATTATTTCGGGCTGACATACGGCAATGAAGCCGGAACCATCTCGTACAACCCAACGAGTCATAGCTGGCAACTGATCTCCGCCGCCGGCATTTGGACCTGCCCCAGCCTGGAAGGCGTTTACATCGGGACTGGAGATGCCGGGCCGATCCCCATTTGCAACGCGGCCGAATATGCGGCTCCGGTCGCGGCGGCACAGGCCACCGCGGCGAATGCGGCCCTCGGCACGCCGGCCGACGGGCACACGATCGCCGGCGACGTGGCGGGACTGCCGGCCGCGGTCTGGGCCTACACCACGCGCACCTTGAGCAGCTTCGGCATGCTGGCATCCGACACGGCCACGGCCGTGGCCTCGGCCCTGGCCTCGTCGTTCGCGGGCATCGGCTCGGCGATTACCACGGCATTGGCGAATGTGAAAATGCTGGTCGTCTCGCCCGTCGTGGGTGCGACGCCGGCAAAAGTTCAGCCGGTGAGCCTGGCGCAGGGCTACCAGTTCGGCGCCTATCAGACCGTGCTCGCCGTCGTGGACGCGGAGGGCAACGACGTGGCGCTTACCGGCCGCGCGCTGGAGATGGTTTTTGCCGATGCGGCGTCGCCGACGGTGGAACTTTTTGCGATCAGCACCGCCGGCAGCGGGGACGATCGCCTGACCGTCGACCCCGACCATGCGAACCAGGTGGACGTGGCCATCGCTCCGGCGCACCTGCAGCAGCCGCGGGCAATGAGCTGGGTGCTGTGGGACGTCACGGGGCCGAGCGATCCCGTCGGCCTGCTCAGCGGCAGCCTCGTGATCGGCACGAACCCCAAACCCTGAGACGGACGATGCCCAGCGCGCCGGCACGATTATGCGGTCGAAGCGGATGCCGCGGCCTGGTGCGCGGCGGGGTGTGCAGCGTCTGCGGACCGCGGGCCGGCACGGGCTGGCAGCACACGGCTACGCGGCAGGCGCGCGGCTACGACGCGGCCTGGTATCGGCTGCGGGCGAGAGTGATTGAGCAGCGCAGGCTGGCCGGCGGCGGCATTGTGCTCTGCGAGGAGTGCGGCCTGCCGATCGTAGGCGGGCAGATCCACGGCGATCACCTCGTCCCGTTCCACGGGCTCGACGATCCGTTGCGGCTCGATGCGCGCAATGTGCGGCTCGCGCATAAACAGTGCCACATGCGAAAAACGGCCAAACAGGCGCGCTGACGATTGGCGCGGTTATTTGGATGGGGGGGGCAGGGTCGGACCTTTTTTTGGTTGGTCGCCGGAACCGCGTCTAAGGCTCTTTGGCGCGCAGCCAAGTTTTGATAGGGGGGGTCGGAGGTGGGGAAAAGGGGAACGAAACCGAAGCCGACGGCGCTCAAAGCGCGGGCCGGCACGCTGCGCCCGGGCCGGCAGCGCGACGAGCCGAAGCCCGCGGCCGAGATCCCGCCGTTTCCCTCGTGGGCCGCGAAGTCGGCGGCCCCGCACTGGAAAGAACTGGCCGCCCACCTGTTTCGCGAGGGCCTGCTGACGCGACTCGACCAGGTGGCTCTCGGCCTGCTATGCGAGGCCCTGGCCGAGTACTGCGAATGCCGCGCGATCGTCGACGAGGCCGCGCGGACCGACCAGATGGGAATGAAGTACGTCACCTGCACCGATAAGGGCAACATCATCCAGCACCCGGCCGTCGGCGTGATGAACAAGGCCTGGGGCAAGCTCACCAAGCTGCTCGTGCAGTTCGGCATGACGCCCTCGGCCCGCGCGGGCCTGTCGATCAGCAACGCCAAGGAAGAGCCGGACCTCATTGCCCAGCTCATCGCCGGATCGCTCCGCAGAAATTAACCGCCGCCAAGAACATGCCCACCGCCACGCGCAAACGAGCCGCCGCGAAAAAACCGGAGACGATCGAGGCCCGCGTGCGCGCCTACATTGCCGGCGTCAGCTCCGGCGAGATCGTGGCCTGCAAGTGGGTCAAGCTGGCCGTCGCGCGCCACGTCCGCGATCTGAAGCACAGTGCGAAGCGGGGCCTCCACTTCGACGCCGACGCCGCGCGGCTGGCGGTGCAGTTCGTCGAATGCCTGCCGCACTCGAAGGGCAAATGGGCCGGCAAGCCCTTGCGCCTCGAGGGCTGGCAGATTTTCATCGTGTGGTGCGTCTACGGCTGGATGCGCAGCGACGGCCGCCGCCGCTTCAACACGGTGCTAATCGTCGTCGCGCGCAAAAACGGCAAGTCGACGCTCTGCGCCGGCCTGGCCCTGAAGGCCCTGGTCTGCGACGGAGAGGCCGGCGCCGAGGTCTACTCCGCCGCCACCAAGCGCGACCAGGCCAAGATCGTCTGGTCCGAGGCCCGCAAGATGGTGCTGAAAAGCCCGTCGCTGAAAAAAATCATCGGCGTGTCGCGCGGGGCGCTGGCCGTCGAATCGACGCAGTCCACCTATCAGCCCCTGGGGCGCGACGCCGACACGCTCGACGGCCTGAACCCGTCCTGCGCCGTGATCGACGAGGTCCATGCCCACAAGGACCGGGCCGTCTGGGACGTGATCGAGTCGGGCACCGGCGCGCGGGAAAATCCGCTCTTGATCGGCATCACCACGGCCGGCGACGGTTCGCCCGAGTCGATCTATGCCGAGCTCAAAAAACGCACCGAGGACGTGCTCACCGGCGCGGTGGAAGACGACACCTGGTTCGGCATGATCTTTACGCTCGACGAGGGCGACTCGTGGCAGGATGAACGTGTTTGGCTCAAGGCCAATCCGAATCTGGGCGTATCGGTCAACATCGAGGACCTCCGCCGGCTCTGCCAGAAGGCCAAAGAATCGCCGGCCAGCGTGGCGAATTTCCGCCGCAAGCGCTGCAACGAAGACGTGGCCACCTCCAGCCCCTGGCTGTCCGTCGAAGAGGGCAGCGCGTGGCAGGCCTGTGCCGGCGGCGATTTTTACGATGGGCACGGCCTGCGGCCCGAGACGATCGAGCGCTTCCGCGGCCGGAAATGCTGGGTGGGCGCGGACCTCTCCAGCCTCTCCGACCTGACGGCCATGGCCTTTTGCTTTCCTTGTGAGGACGGCTCGGCGGATCTTCTCGCCTTCGCCTGGTGTCCGCGGCAAAACGCCGTCGGACGGACCCGCGACAACCGCGTCCCCTACATTACCTGGGCCGACATGGGCCTGCTGAAGCTGACCGATGGGGACAGCGTAAATTACGACGAGCTCCGCGATACGCTCCGCACGGCCCGCGACGCCTGGGGTTGGGAGATCCAGCGCATCGCCTTCGACCCCAACAATGCCCGCTATCTCCTCACCAAGCTGGCCGAGGAGGACGGTTTTTCCGCCGAGCAACTGGTCGAGCACGACCAGCGCTGCGGCGCGATGAACGAGCCGATCCTGGCCACCGAGAAGCTGATCCTCGACCGCAAGCTCCGCCACGGCGGCCACCGCGCCTTGCGTTGGTGCGTGGCCAACGCGGTGATTTATACCGATACGGGCGGCCGCCGCCGCTTCAACAAGCGGCGGAGCCGCGAAAAGATCGACCTGGCCGTGGCCGCGGTGATGGCCGTGGGCTGCGCCGCCTCGGGCGCCGGTGCGGAACCCGCCGGCGCAAGCATCTACGACAACCTGGATCACATCATCATGGTCTAGTGTTCAGTGTTCAGTTTTCAGTGTTCAGTACGCTGACGCGGAAAACGACGGTCCATTCGCATGCGAACTGAAAACTGAAAACTGAATACTGGCGGGCTTTAGCCCGCAACTCCCGAAAGGGTTCCAATGACCTTCCACTCCGCAAAACATCGCCACCGCACCAGCCTCGAGCGCCGCGCCGCCTCCTACGGCCCGGTGCCGTTGAACGATTCCCACACGCTGTTTGGGAATTACCCCATGACGTCGACCGGCATCCGGGTCGACAACTATTCGGCCGATTGCAACTACGTCTTCCGCCGCGGCGTGGAGGTGATTGCCCAGTCGATGGCCAAGATTTGCCGCCGCTGGCGTATGGTCCACAGCGACTCGGCCGGCAAGAAGACGAACGATCGCGGCCTGCACTGGCGGCTCTTGACCGGCGCGGCCAACCAGTACACCACCGCCTACAATTTCTGGGAGCTTTTGCAGTCCTGGGCGAAGGGCTGGGGCAACGGCTACGCCTGGATCCTGCGACAAAAAGACCTGACGCCCATCGCGCTCTATCCGCTGCACCCGTCGCGGGTGATCCCTCGGCTGTGCAAAAACACGGATCCCGCCAGCCCGTTCCCCTGGGACCTCTTCTACACGATCGACGGCGGCCGGGAAATTTTCCTGCCTTACGAGATCCTGCACATTAAGGGCAATCCGGGTTTCGACGGTGTCACCGGCTACAACCTGGTGCAACTCCACGAAAACACCCTGGCCATCGCCCAGGCGCAGAACGAGTACTCGGGCGAGTTCTATGCCAACGGCGCGGTGGCCGGCGGCCTGGTCGAGCTGCCCGCCGGCATGAAGCCCGCCACGGTCGAGAAGTATCAGACCGATTTCCAGAACCGATACTCCTCGCGCGGCAACCGCCACAAGCTGGCCCTGGTCGACAGCGGCGTGAAATTCACGCAGACCACCATCGACCCCGAATCCTCGCAACTCCTGGAGGCGCGAAAGTTCTCCATCTTCGAGATCGCCCTGATGCTGGGCGTGCCGCCCACCGTGCTCGGCGACCTGAGCCACGGCACCTTCAGCAACGCCGAACAGCAGCAGTTGGCGCTGAACATGATCACCCTGCATCCCATCGCCGAGAACTGGCGGCAGGAGTTGGACGTGAAGATGACGCCGCCGGTCCCCGCCGGCAGCGGCGAGGAGTACTGTTGGGAATACGACCAGGCCTTAAAGGCCCTGGACGCGGCCGATACCGCCACGCGCATGGGCTATCTGCACACGGCCACCGGCGGCCCATGGATGTCGAAGGAGGAGGCCCGCGAAGAGGACGGCCTGCCGCAGGAAGTTTTGGGCACGATCTATCCGCCGCCGAACATGACCGGGCCGCCGGATGGGGAGTCGGGGAGCGTGGGGCGTGGACCGGGAGGCGATGGGGAAGGGCAGCCGGCCAAGCGTTCGGGTGCCACTGCTGGCTTGCCCAGCAGTGCCGCCGTCGAGTCACGTTTCAATGCGAACCACGACCCGGCCAATGGGCAGTTTACCGAGGGGGCCGGATCCGACTCGGCAGCCGCCGCCAGCGACAGGGCCAAGGCAGCCAGCGAGAAGGCCGCCAAAGTGCGCGACGATCCCAACGCCAGCCATGCGGAGATCGCGGCCGCCTATCGCGAGGCCCAGAAGGCGCACAAGGCGGCCGAATCGGAGCACAAGGCGAAGGCGGACCCCGACCTGGTGAAGGCCTGGCATGCCGGCAGCGCCTCGCTGTCCGATCCGAAGGTCGCCGCGGCGATGGAGCACCACGTCCGCGCCGGCTGGCACAAGGGGCAGGCCCGCGAGTTTAAGAATCTGGCCGTCAACCGCGAAGCGCTGGCCAAAACCAGCCGGGGCACCGCCGCCGATGCCGGCGTCGAACAGCGTGGCGGCCCGGGCAGCGGGCCGAGGCCCGGTCAGGGCCGAAAGGCCCGCGCCGAAAAGGCGAAGGCCGCCTATAAGCCTGCGAGCAAGGAAAAGCAGAACCAGGGTGATCGCCGCCAGCGCGAGGTGGCCGCGATCATCGGCCACCAGGTCAGCAGCGACAATAAGCCGATGGACGTGCTGGGCACAGACGGCAAAGGGCGGAACACGGCCGTGGAAGTCAAGACGCTTTGCGACCAGGCCAACGACAAGCTCACCATGCACCCCGACTCGAAAGAGCGGAAGGAGGCCTGGGGCAAGCAGAACAAGGCCGCCCTCTACACCGTGGCCGTCGATGATCGCGACACCTTCAATGGCGGCGCCCACAAGGACGCCTATTCGGGCAACCGCTTCTATCTCAAGCAGGGCGTCGGCTCGTTCCGAGTTTCGGCCATGACGCCAGTGAGCAAAACGGAAATGAGGGCCGTGGTCCGCGGCGATATGAAGCTTTCAGACGTGGCCGCCAACCGAAAGGGATAACCGATGGGCTACTCGATCTACGATTCGCGGGGATATGTGGCCGACGTCGCCAGCGGCGGCGGCCTGGCCGACTTCCGCGCCGCCGCCGCGGCGGATTCGCCCGGGCCGCAAACCGACGCGCTGCTTTCGGCCGGATCGTCCGACGCCCCGGGGGACCTGGCGGCCGAGCTGGCGGCGGCCTCCTTCGACGACGATTCGGCCGATTCGGTCCGCGCGGCGATCGCCGCGGCGGCCGCCAAGTGCAAGGACGTCGCGCTCCTCACCGACGGCGTGGGCTTTGATCCTGCGGAGGAGCCCGCGGACGAAGAACGATCGGCCGCGGCCGAGCAGCCGGTCTTCGAGCAGCGCAGCCTTGACGCGCGCCAAAAGGCGGTCGACGCCCTGGCCCCCGTGTTCTGCGATGTGGCGGCCCGGGTCGCCAGCAAAGAGTCGAAGGCCATCCGCGGCCTGACGAAGCACCTGCGGGAAAACCATCCCGAGCAGTTCGAGCGGCGCGCCAATGAGTTTTACGACGCCTACCGGGAGCAGATCGGCGACTCGTTCGTCCCGCCGCTGAGCACGCTGAACGTGGTCCTCCGCCGCCACGTGGCCGAGGAGCGCGCCGACGGCGACATGCAGCTTGGCGACGACGCGGCCGTGGGGGCCTACGCCAAGACGCTGGCCGGCCGCCACGTGCACCAGGCCAAGCAGCACCTGGCCGACATGATGACCGGCGAGAAAGAACAGGTGAGCGATGGAGCAGGTGAACAGGTGAGACAGCAACCGGTCAACTGTTCACCTGCTCAGAATTCACCTGCTCTGATCGCCGATCGGATCGACGCCGCCATGCTCTTGCGCGAGAAGTCGGCCCCCGCCGCCGCCGATCGCCAGCTCCGCCAGGCCGCCGGCTTTTTGACGCGGGAAGCCTATCGCGCCGCCGGCTGCAAGTCGCTCCGTTGGGTGGCCAACCCGGCCGACGGCGAAGAGTGCCGCGCCCTGAACGGCCGCGTCGTGGCCATCGACGAACCGTTTGCCGAAGGCCGCCATCATCCGCCCCTGAACGACACCTGCCATTGCGGCATCGTGGGAGAAGCCTGATATGGGAAAAGGTAGCCGCCGCCGGCCCTGCCTGGTCAGCCGCGAACAGTTCGAACGCAACTGGGAACGGGCCTTCGGCAGGAAGGAAAAGCAGCCACGGATGAAACACGGAACGAACACGGAAGGGAATCACGAAAGCACGAAAACGCGAAACGCCCCCGCCCCAAAGGGGCCTGACTCGATAGCCCAGGGCAACGCCCTGGGTGCGCAGAGCCATAAAACCTCAGCCCCGCAGGGGCGCAACAAACGGAAACCGATGCCATGACCACCGCCGAACGAGAAATCCGCATCATCCGCAAACCGGCCGAACTCCGCGCCGCCAAGGGCGACGACGGGGGCGACGTTTTTTCGGGCTACGTCTTCGAGTGGGACGCCCGCAGCGACGACCTGGGCGGCTTCGTCGAAACCATCAAGCGCGGGGCGGCCGCCAAGTGGCTGGCCAAACCGACGCGGAACCTCTTTGCCATCCTCGACCACAGCAAGGAGGTCCGCAATGTGCTGGGCGACATGGAGACCGGCACGCTGAAGCTCTTTGAGGACGATCGCGGGCTGGGTTTTGTGATCCACGCCGGCCCGACGACGGCCGCCAAGGATGCCGCGGTGGTCGTGGGCCGCAACCGCGTGGGCATGAGCTTCGCCTTCATCTGCGGCCGGCAGGACTGGACCACGCTGCCCGACGGCTCCCGCCTGCGGACCATCAGCGAATTCAAGGACCTGGACGACATCTCGATTGTCGTCGATGCCGCGTACAAGTCCTCCGACGTGACCGTGGCCAAGCGCTCGCTGGAGGAGGCGCTCGCCATCGAGAAGCGGACCGCCGCCGAAGCGGCGACCCAAAAAGTGGAAACAGAAAAACGCGCGGCTGCCGACGCGGCCGCCCAAACCAAGAAGCAGAGGGAGATCGAAGACATGGAGAAGCGACCGAGCGTGGATTACCTGAAGCGGCAATTGGACCTGGCGGATCTGGAGGCCCGCTGCTATGGCAATTACCCCGAGCGCCGCGACGAAGAGCAGCCCAAGCACGGGCCGGACGCCGCCGAGGCCCACCGGGCCACGCGGGAGACGCTCCGCGCCAAGGAGAATTCTGGCCTGCCCTCGCGGGCCCTGGAACTGAAGGCGGCCGCCGCGCACCAAAAAGCGGCCGAGTCGGCCAAGACCGAGGGCAAGACGGCCGCCGCCGATTTCCACACCAAGGCCGCCGCCATGCACGACGCGGCCGCCAGCGACCAGTACGCCGCCAATTTTTCCGATGCCATGCAGATGCGGGGCCGGGGACTGTCCCAACTTTCGTTCGACGAAAGTGGGACTGTCCCCTTCGGCCTCGAAACTCGAACCAACCAAGGAGATGCGATGTCGTTGACCGAACAGATTGAAGCCCGTTTCAACCCCAACCATGACGACAAGGGCCGTTTCGACTCGGCCGAGGGCGCGAGCAAGGCCGCCGAGAAGGCCACGAAATCGGCCGAGAAGGCCAGCAAGCACGCCGCCGGATCCAAAAGCGCCTCGGCGCACGACCGGGCCGCCGACGCCCACGAGGCGGCGCACGACGCGCACAAGGTGGCCGAGGCGCACCACAAGGCCCTGGCCGCCTACCACAAGGGCGCAGGACACGCCGACAAGGCCAAGGAGCACCTGGCCGCCGCCAAGATGCACGCCGCCAAGGCCGAGGCCCACCAGGCGGCCGAGGAAGGCCGCGCCTTCCCCAGGAACCCCTACGTCGAGCAGGCCGAATACGCCGACCCGGCCGGCGCCGGCACGGGCACGGCCGCGGCCGGCGAAGCCGCCGCCACGGCCTGAAGGCCGTGGGGCCGCGTAGCGGCCATTGACGGTAGCCGTGGGTTTCAACCCACGGTCCAAAAACCGGCCGATTTGTTCCGTCGCGCAGCGACGGCTGAATGACCGACGCCACCCCCGCGCCGAAACGGCGTCGCGCAGCGACGCCTGATCCGTGGGTTGAAACCCACGGCTACCATCGGGCCATCGCTACGCGATTAACCCCCGCTGAAAACTGAAAACTGAAAACTGAAAACTACTCCGATGTCCGAACTTAACGTCCCCGGCCGCGTCCTGGTGCCTCGAAACCCCTTCCCCCACAACACCTACTGGCTCAACGCCGGCATCGTCGAGGCCTGGCAGAAAACCTGGTGCTTCGCCCGTGTGGGACGCGGCAACTGCATGATCTTCCGCCTGGAAATGGACGCCGCCGGCCAGGTGCACTCGCCCCATCCGCTCTTCGGCCTGTCCGATCCGCATCTGAAGGCCGAGGACCCGCGGGCCATTTACGACCCGCTCCGCGATCGGATCGTGCTCTACTACGCCGGCATTCTGGGGCCGGGCCACTGCGCCATCTTCCGCGCGGAGATCGACCAGGCCGGCAAAGTGCATGGCCGCGAGCAGCTTCGCTACCTGGACGACGGCCAGGGCGTCCGCGTCGTGCAGCGGGCCTTCGCCGTCGACGAGCAGAAGAACTGGGCCCCGTTCATCGCCGACGGCCGGGAACTTTGCATCTACCACCATGCGCCCTGGACCATTTTGGAGCGGACGTCCGAAGGCATGCGCCTGGCGCACAAAGGCCCTTCAATCTCCTGGGATTATGGCGAGATCCGCGGGGGCGCGCCGCCGGTGAAAGTTGGGGACGTCTTTTATTCCATTTTTCATTCCGCCCGCTTCGACCGGGATCCCGACACCGGGAAAGAATCGAAGGTCTATTACGCCGGCTGCCTGGCCTTCACCGACGACTTTGGATTGGCGGCGATCACCCCCGAGCCGATTTTGGCCGGCAACGTGGCCGAGGGCAACTGGCCCTGGACGGCCCCCGGCATCGGCGTGGCCGTCTCCGCCTGTTTC